ACTGAGACCCTGGCAGTGAGCTGACCGAGGTCTTGCTCTGCTGGATCGTGGTGCTGGGGCTGTAGCTGTCGCTGTTGACGAGCCAGCCTTCTTCGGGGCAGAACACGGCGAGCAGGAAGTGGTAGCCGTAGCCGTAGCCGTAGCTGTAGGCCGCGTAGAGGCCGTTGCTGATTTCGGCGAAGACGTTGCCCGTCCTGAAGGTCTTCCGCTGCCGGATGAGGTGGCCGGCTTCACGTTGAGAAATCGCCATTTACTTCAGTCCTTGCATGACGAGTTGAATGGCCTTCTGCGCCAGGGTGTCGCCGCACTTGGCGCGCTCGATCACCCAGGCCGCGGTCTTGCGTGCGCTGTCGAAGGGTTTGGCGAAAGCTACGGGGAGGATTTCAGGGCGGGTGCGCTGGGTGCGTGGGTCGAAGACGTCGGCCAGCAGCCAGCCTTGGCGACGTGCGGAGAGGGCTTCGTGTTCGTCGAACATAGATCGCACGTAGATCGTAGAGATGGAGGCGAAAGAATGCCGACAGAAGTCGGCGAGAGTTTTACGTCGGCTTGGTCATGATGACCAGGATCAGGCTGGGCAGCTCGATCGTCAGCTTGCTGCCCTCTTCGGTGATGAGCATGGACGGGCGGTCGGCCAGAATCTTGGGCGTGTACTCGATGGCGTCTTCGGCGTAGAGCTTCGGGCCTTTGGAGCCTTTCCACGAGTACATCCAGCGAGAGCGGGAGTTGTCAGTCTTGGGCGCCGCGTGGCGCAGCACCTTCCCCTTGCGCCACAGACCGCCGAGATAGTCTGAGACCCGGTTGACCGAGGCTGCATGTTTGCGTACTTCGGGCATGTCGTAGAGAGCCTGACAGTCGAGCGGCTCGGTCGCCGCCTTGAGGACTGTCTCCAAGACGGGAAACAACCCGTCTTCGTTGGTTCGCATGAACTTCTCCTGATCACAGTGAGGTACAGCTCTTGGTGTTGGTGAATGCAACGATACGGTTGGCTATAACTTTGCGTGCTTGTATGAGCTGCCGGAAGGCGCCTGCGGACAGGCTCTCCCATTGGTGAGGGCAGAGGATCACTCCACCCTCTTTGCAGCCGACGATCACTGCGACGTTTCGCCCCTCTCGGGCACGGGCGGTAAGCCAGCCACTTTGCAGTTTACTCAGACCCGGCACGATGATCGTGTCATCACGCTTCGGGACTCCAACGAACTTGTACTCAACCCACAAGTCGCGGATCGCTCCGCTGTACCAGCAGTCGGCAATGCCGCCGTTGTACTGGTTGTGGTTCTTCATGCGGTAGAGGTCGTCGGGGAGATGCTTGTGCATCCCCACGATCCAGGTGTTCTCAGGGCCGCTCACCCGTCGGCTCCGGGTTTAGTTGGAGCCAGCGGTCCAGGGTGTCGCGGGCTTCGCGGATGTCCTTGTGCAGACTCTTGGAGCCGGTTCGTTGGCCGGCCAGCAGCAGTTTCTTGCTGGCGTGCTGGATCGCACCAGAAGGGTCGCCGATGCAGAAAAGCTGGTGCACGGCGTACACGTCGATTTCTGCCAGATGCCGCACGTCTTTGTAGTAACGCGGGTAGGTCTGTGCGAGGGACGGCCCGTCGGGGCGCTGTCCCGGTACGCAATCGGTGACCTTCATGCCTTCACCATCGTCTTCTTGCTGAACAGCGCCTTGTGGATGGCCTGGAGGTGCTGCGCCTGATAGATCGCGTCCTGCAAGGCGTTGTGGTGCGTGCCCTGGCGCGGCACCTTGATGCGCTCGGCACCGGGCAGGTTCTTGTAGGTCCGGTAGCACCGGCTGTTCCAGAACTTCCAGGGCACGTCCACGATGATCTGCCGGTAGGCGTGAGCCACCATCGGCAAGTCGAAGTCGGCACCGCAGCTCCAGACGCAGGCCTTGTCGTCGCCCAGCCAGTCGCTGAATTCGCACAGGGCGGTTTGCAGCGTCTCTTTGGGTTCGGTGAACACGGCCTTGGCTTCCGAGCTTTGGTCCAGCCACCAGATGAGTGTGTCTTCCTGAATGCGCCGCTTGTAATCGAGGTTCGACTCGACCGAGATGCTGCGGTAAAAGCCCTCGTCGTCAATGTCGTCCGACTCCAAGTCGAAGCGAACAGCTCCGAGGGAAAGGATGACGGAATCCGCGGCGGTGCCGAGGGTCTCACAGTCAATCATGACGTGGCTGAACTTCTTCAATGGTGGCTCCGGGTAGGGCTGATGGGTAACAGAGTGGCCCTACCCGCCGGGCAGGGCCGGCACTTCCGGCGAGGCGTCAGGCCGTCGCAGCCACCTTCGGCTTCGGGCCGCGCTTGGCCGGCTCGGCGGGCGCAGCGGCCAGGGCGGCGATCTGCCCGTTCAGCTTCTCGCGGCCCTTGGCGGCGGCGTCGAAAGCCTTGGTGTGCTTCTTCGTCGCGGCTTCGAGCACCTTCTGGGCGGCGGCGATCAGCTTGCCGCCTTCCTTCAGCGCGGCGTCGTGCGCCTTCTGGGCGGTCGCGGCCAGGACGTCGGCCTGCTTCTTGGCTGCGGTCAGCGCCTTGGTGGCCGTGGTCACTTCGGCTTCGCTGGCCTTGGAGCCGGCGTCGACGATCTTCAGGGCGGACTTCAGGTTGCTTTCCGCCTGCTTCTTTTCAGCGACAGACATGATTTTCGAGGGAGCGCGTGCCATGGAATTTTTCCTTGAGTTGGCGGTTGTAGGTCAGCTCGTTGAGACGGACTGCCCGGGAAATCAGACGGTCCAGGATGGACTGCCTGCGGCGACTGCCGGCCTCAAGTTCGAGGCAGGCAAGCACTTCTTCCTCAGTCAGCTCGTCGAGCATCCGAGTCAAGCCCGAGAAAGATTCCAGGGCCTGTTCTATGTAAGAGCGACGAGGTGGCATGAGTGTTGTCTAGGACATTTCTGAGGGATACCCCTGAACGAGGGAGGGGCTCTACCCAAAAGAGGGTGGGGCGAATACCCACCCACCTTCAGATTTCTTCAGCGACGGACAGCAGGACGCTTGGGTGCGGCCTTGGTCGGCGGCTTCGGCACGCCGTAACCGGACACGTCGGGCTCGACGGCCAGCATCGCCTGGGCCTCGGCTTGACGGCCGAAGTGGTCGCCCAGGTTCGGGTTCGGCGAGGGGTTGCCGAACAGCAGCGCGGCGTACGTCTGCGCCGGGTCCAGCTCGACCGTCGTCACGACGCCGACCGGGCTGCTCTGGAACGTGCGCACGACGCCGGCCACGTAGCCGTCGAAGCCCTTGATGCCGGTGGGCGACACGTTGAGCTGCCACAGCGGCGTGTCGGCATCGGCGTCAGGCGGCAGGACCGCGAGGCTGCGCTCGTTCTTGCAGGCCTTGCCCTTGCCGTTGCTGCCGAATGCGTTCATCGGGCAGCTCGCGCAGTCCTTGGCCTGGGGCAGCGGGCTGTTGGGCGACGGCACCAGCTTGAGCGGGTTCGTGCCGATCGCGAAGCACACCGGGGCGGCGATGTTGTTCGGGTCGTACGCGCCCTCGTAGAAGCTGTTGCGCGACACGAAGTCGACGATGACCAGTTCCAGCGGGCCGGGGGTCTTGGTGCCGTTGGGCAGCGTGAACGAGCCGGGGGCCAGCTTGATCTTGCTGCCGCCGGGCGGGGCGATGCGGTCGGCCATCGCAGCGGCTTGTGCGGCGATCTGCTCCTTGATGGAGACGATGGCGCCGGCGGAAGCCTTGCGCACGGCGACGCTGGTGGTCGCCGGGCCGGTGGCCTTGAGGGGTTTGGAGGTAGCCATGGGTGGGTATGATCTTTCTTCGAGGTGAGATGTCAGGACGACAGGGTGCGCAGGTTGACGCGCTTCTTGATGAACGGCATGACGCCGGGAATCTGCTTCTTGGCTTTCAGCAGATCCTGATCCGGGTTGCCGCCGTTCATGGAGACCAGCAGTTCCTTGTACGGGCCATCGGAGACGCGCCGTTGCAGGAGGAAGAACGCCTTCTTCTTGGCGATGAACTCGTAGAACTTCTCCCAGCCCTCATCGCCGACGACGTTGCCGACGACGCTGTAGCTGAAGGAGACGGTGGCCTTGGAGCCGGTGGACTTGGCGACGCCTTCGGCGTCCATGCGCGCGACGAGTTCTTCCTCGATCGCGTCGCTCTGGGCGTTGATGGCCTTGACTTCTTCTTCGAGCTTCTTGCGCTGTTCGCGCAGAGCCCACATCTGGTCGATGAGCTTGCCCACGGAAGCCGGCAGCTTCACGGAGGTCTTGGCGGGAGCGGTTGCGGCAACCATCGTTTTGTTTCCTTGGATGAGCGTTAGTCTATCTTAGACGTGAGACGTGGACAAGAAGATTTAGGTGTGAATCCCCCATTTGTGTTCGTTGCTGTGGGGCTCGACGCTGACCGTGAAGGCCGGCCCCGAGCCGTCGAGGTACTGACCCGGCCCGCTGTAGATCAGCCCGCCGACCAGACGCCGACGACCGCCGTCGGTGATGAGGAAGGCGAAGCTCAGCGGGGCGAAGTCGGCGTGCAGGTAGCACGTCTCATCGGCGCCGCACATATCCTTGAGGCGCGTCAGGCGGGAGTTGAGAGCGTCGAGGCAGTTGTTGTCCTCGGCGAATTTCTTGACGGCGAGGTAGTGCTCCTCGCATTCAATGTGCAGGGCCATGAAGGGTTCCTTAGCGGGTGAGTTTCTTGGTGACGGCGTCGACGGTCTTCTGCTGATGGACGAGTTCGGCTTTGAGCCTGAACACATACTGACGAAGAGCGGCGTAGTCGTAGTGGTGCGTCTGCACTTCAGCGAATTTCACAAGCGGCCCGTGAACTACCCGGATACTCGTCGTGCAGTCGTACAGGTCTTGATGGAGCGTGACCCAGTCCGGCCAGGAGCGGTATTCGATGGACACGCCCATCTCACTTGCTGTAGTTGTGCGCGTGCCCGCCTTCAGCGGACAACGGCAGATTGGCGTACCAATCCTTGCCTGTCGTCATCACCTTCATCATCCGCTGGAAGGCGAAGTCGGCTTCGGCCTTCTTGACGCGTAGCACGATTTCATCGTGGGTGGTCAACACCACGCGATACGTCTTGCTCAGTTCGAGGAGCTGATACATGACGATGATGCGGGCGAGTGCCTGGACGATGTTCTCGCACAGCAGACCACCATAAATCTTCTTGCGGATCGGCGTGCCGTTGAGGGTTGACCCATAGGTCCACTCCTCGTACCCATTCTGGCCCATGGCCTTCTTGAGGTCCGGGTAGTGCAGGCACATCCCGTTGGGCAACCAGATTTTGTTGGCTTCCCAACTGATCGGGCCATGGGCACCGGCGCGGCCCGCGGCCATGTCTTCGATGATGCCGTTGCAGATACCCCAGCCGGCCTCGATCTTGCGATTCTTGGCGCGGTAGATATTGACCCAGCGCTGAGCTTCGGGCCGCGTGATGAACACGGGCGGGCCACCCAGCGCACCCTTTGCCAGGGTCATCTGGAGTTTGTCCGGCCCCATCTGGAAGCCCAGGCCGAGGGTCAGCACCTTGCCGACGAAGCGCTCGATGATGTCGGCCTTCGTAATCGTGCGGCCATACGCCAGGGTGGCCATGGTGCAGTACGGGTCGCCCTTGGCGCGGAAGATGTCCAGGAGGTCGTCCTGGCCCCAGAGGAAGGCGTTGATCCGGCACTCGATCTGACCCGAGTCGCCGACGACCAGGACATGCCCGTCGCCGGCTTCGATAGATTGGCGCAGTTCGCCGGTTCCAGGTATTGGCTTTTTGTTCTCGTCGTACTTCGGGCGTCTGAGGTTTTGTAGGTTGCGCTTGTCGCCGCCACCCAGCCGGTGGGTGTGGGCGCGGCTGTAGGCGTAGTAGGCGGGCAGGCACCAGCCGTTGACTGAGGCTGTCAGCAGCCGCTCGGCCCGGGTGATGTTCGTTGTGGACTTGACGGCGAGGCGGGCGTCGACCAGGGCGCGCAGGCGTTCGGACTTCCTGGCTGCGGCCTTGACGCCACTGACCTTGCCCGTGTCGCACTTGGTCGTCCAGCGGTCCTGCACGTCAGGCAGGTTGTTGAACTCGATGTCGTCCTTGGCGTAGGCGTAGGACCACTTGTCTTCTTCGTTGGCTTCGCGTTCCTCCTTCGTCTTCTTCATCCAGGCCGGGCTGAGCTTGACGGGCGGGTCGACGCCTTCGTCGAGCAGCAGGCCGGTGAACTTCGGGTTGCTGCCGATGATGCGGCGGGCGATCAACAGGTCGCGCTCAGTGCCGGTCAGTGCGCGCTCGGCCTTCATCTTGAGGACAGTCTTGTCCTCGTAGTAGGCCGACGGGTCTTTGATGATCGAGATGAGCAGATCGTCGCGCTCTTTGATTTCGCGGGCCAGCTCGACCTCGACGCGCGGGATGTTCACCTTCAGGACCGGATCGCAGAACATGCGCACGATGACGTCGATCAGGTCGACTTCTTGTTCCGGCAGCGCGTAGATCATCTCGGTGAAGACGCGCAGGGTCTCGTCGCCGTCGCGCAGGCAGTACGGTGTGACCTTGCCGAAAAGCGCGGGCGACCATTCGAGAACGCCTTTCGTGGTCTCCAGGACGTCGTGAATCTTGCCGGCGCCGCCGTAGTAGAGGGATACCTCGTCTAGGCCGGCGCCAATCTCGTTGCTGTGCAGGCCGCGAGCCATGGACAGAGTGTCGTAGTAGAAACTCGGTACCACACCATAGTGGTGAGAAAGAATGAGACCGTCGAACTGGGTGTGATGACAGAGCAGGGCATGGGTGCTCCAGTTGATCTTCTTCAGCTCGGCTGCGATCCTCTTGGGCGGCACGATCTTGGGCGCCTTGGTACCGACCTTGAGGTACATCATCTGAGCCTTGAACCGCGGGTCGCGGACATACTCAGATGTCGACAACTTGGACAGGGTGTACTGGTCGTCGTAGTATGTCTCGAAGTCGATCGTGACGAGGCGCTTCCAGTCCACGTCCTTGGACAAGAAGTGCGGGCGCTTGAATTCAGGGATGATGCGCTGGGTGACCTTGCGCAGAGCGGTTTGCCAAGCGTTGCTCATTCTAAGTACACCAAAAAAGTGATGTTCTGACCAGGAGACAGCGTCAGTGGGTGTTGGAGATTCTCGGTCAGCAGGAGCAGACCATCCCTATAGAGCAGGATTTCTGTTCCTCTCCAACTGAAGATAGCGTTGCCTGTAAATTCCCACTCGCTGGGAGATTTCCTGTGCGCTTTGACGGGCAAAATGTCTGCCAACGTCTTGTTGGAATTTGGCAGCTTTATATAGAACCCTCGTACTTGGCCGAGGAGTTTTGCAGTGACCGCGTGTACGGCCATCTCCTCCTTGGTGAGTTTCGCGAAGGGGTCTATATCGGGGTCGAAGACTTCGTTGAATACCCCCGGCGCGAAGACCGCCATCACGTACTCCGTTGAGGCGGGAGGACGTACGACCGCTCACCGGCGTGGGTGTGGCGGTAGCAGGCGCGCTGGGCGTCGACCGGGTCTTTGAAGCGCTCGACGGAGGTCATGCCGCCGAGCTTGTCGAACACCACGGTCCAGAGCGTCTCGTGCCACAGGCGCACTGGGGCTTGTTGCTGGTGCCACGTGCTCATGCTGTCACCTTGCCGCGCGTCTTCTTGGCCGGCGGTGGGGCGGTATTGACCGCGAACATCTCCAACAGGTTCTTCATGCGCCCGTCCTTGTTCATGCAGTTTTCGTAGACCCACTCGTCCTTCGTGCCCTCGGCGATGACGACGATCGTCTCAGTCTTCTCGGTCTGGCCGATACGCCGTTGACGCGACGAGGCCTGGACGAACTGGGATGCGATGTGCGTCGGCGAGGCCCAGATCGTCGAGGTGCCACGGGTCAGGGTCAGGCCGTGGCCCACGGTCTTGGGGTGAGCGAACAGCACGTCGTACTGGCCGCGCTGGTAGCGCTGCACGATGTCGAACCGGTCGTCGTCGCTGGTGTCGCCGTCGAACACGGCGTAGCTCAGGCTGCGCTTGTCGGCCTCGGCCACCAGGAGGTCGCGCTGGTGCTTCCACAGGAATAGCACGAGCGGGTGCTTGCGCTGCTCGCAGAGGTCGAGGATCAGCTCATAGCGGCTGGTGTCCAGGACGACGTACTTGTCGGGTGACGTGTAGACCGCACCAGAGGCCACCTGGAGCAGTTTGGTGGCCACGGCAGCGGCGTTGACGGCCGTGAGCCCGCCGAGCTTGTTCAGCTCCAGCACGCGGGTCGTCTCCAGCTCCATGTACGCCTTCTTCTGCGTCGAGGACATCTCGTACATCAGCGGGTACTGGTGGTTCTCGGGGATGTCGGCGCAGTCGTCCAGGCGGTGTCGGACGACGATGTCGGCGAGCAGGCCGAAGACCGCTTCCTCGGCGCCGTCCTTGTCGCGCCACTGGACCATCTTGCTGTCCTTGCCGACCTGGACCGGCGTAGCCACGGACTGCCGGAACGGGAAGTACAGCTTGCCCAGGCGCTGCCCGCCGTCGAGCAGCAGGGCCTGATGCCACACGTCGACGATCGTGTTGTCGTTGGGCGTGGCCGTCATGCACGTGCGGTACTTGAAGTGCTTGATGATCTTCAAGAGCGCCCGGCTGCGCTTGCTGTTGTAGTGCTTGAAGAACTCGGACTCGTCGATGACGATTTCGTCGAACTTCTTGAAGAAGGCCGGCGACTTCTTGCCGAGCCAGTTCACGGCGTCGTGGTTGGTGATGTAGACGTCGACGTCCTTGGCGAACGCAGCTTCACGGTTGGCCGCGGTGGCGACAGATGTGGTGATGGTCGGAGCGAACTTCTTGAAATCGCTCTCCCACACCGAGCGCAGAGTCGAGCGCAGGCCCAGAACGAGCAGCCGGCCGGCTTTCTTGGCCTTGCGTTTGGCGAAGCGGAAGATGCGCACGCCGGTCTTGCCTGTGCCTGCATCGGAGCAGTCGAAGACGATGTCAGTCGTGTCGTTGTGCTTCAGGCTGACGAGCTGGTGAGCGTAGGGTTTGAAGGTCATTGGGTTAGTTTCTCCGTGACCATGAGAACGGTGTATGCGTCGATGAGCTGACGGCACATCGACACGATGCTGCGGGTGTTGTGGACAGTGCCGGTGGCTTGTTCAAGCCAGCGCACTTGGGACTCTTCGACCTGGATGTGGTTCTCTAGGTTTGCTTGAATCTGTTTGGCGTATCCGCTGGCGTAGGCGATGAACTGGCTGTCGTAGGGGACCGGGACGAAGTTCTTCGACATGGCCAACTTGGACACTCCGCTCATCTCTGAACCCCGTCCTTGCACTGACCGCCGTTCCAGGGGCCGTACTGGCACCACTTGCAGGAGTGGATGTTTGGGTTGGGCGACCAGTCCTCGTTGCTGGTCAGCGCGTGGCCGCGCCGGTCCCAGTTCGCCTTGAAGCGCAGAATCTGGCTGCGCGTGAAGGTGGCCGGCGTGATCTGGTCCTGGTCGAGGTACCACAGCTCGGTCGTCACTTCCTCCAGCTCGGGGTAGCGCAGCACGGCGTTGAGCGCGTAGAGCTGAGTCTGCTCGGCGTGCTTGATTTCGTTGCCGAACTTCTTGCCCGTCTTGTAGTCAATGACGATGGCGCTGTACTCGTTGGGGAACACGATGGCGTCGACCTTGCTGCGGTGCCAGCCGGTGCGCCACTCGGTTGGCGACCACTCCTCGTCCATCGCCCACTCGCCTTCGAGGCTCACCTTGCCCAGGCTGAACAGGTGGCGAAGCTGATCGAACTCGGGTGCGAAGGCGCGCATCTCGCCGATCTGCTTGGTGACCTTCCCGTTCACGAATTCTTCGGCGTGGGTGTGGACCCGGGTACCGCGGTCGTTGGCGTGTTCCAGCTTGCCTGGAGGCAACGGACGGTCAGGCTCAGGGACACGGTCGAGGTGCTTGAGCTTGGCCAGGAAGCGGCAGCGCTCGAAGTCGCTGAGCTTGCTGTGGCTCCAGCTCGTGACACGAACGGGGAAGGGCTTGGTTGCCATCGGGAGAGCCTTGAGGGTTGGTAGATCGAAGAAAGAGCTTAGACTAAAACGCCGTCCTCGTCGAACTCATCGTCGGCCAAGCGCTCATCGACGTATTCGTCGGAGTGGAGATAGTCGTTCTCGGCTTCGAGCTGCTCATAAATCCAGTCGGCGAAGCGACACAGGAGGGCCTGGAGGTCGTTCTCCAGGTCTGCGTCGTAGTAGGCCCTGCTGCCGTCACCCTCGAACTCGATGCTGACGCTCATCGTCCCTGAGTGGCTGTAGTGCCCAGAGGTTGTGATTTCAGCGCCGACGTGCGCTCAACGATTCGTGGCATTCGAAGGTCTCCAGGTAAGTGCGCAGCTCGATGGTGCGGGTCTGCACCAGCTCTTCGGCCTGCTGGATCGCTGCCGCGCCGCCATTGCGGCTGTTGGCGATGAGGCGCTGACAGCGCGCGGTGGCGAGCATGCTGGCGAGGCGCATGACCTCGGTGATCTGGGTGGGGGTCAAAGTTCGATCCTGATGGTTTCGCCAAAGGGCGCGATGATGTCTGTCGTCATCACCCACATGACGGGATAGGGAGGAGGTTCTTTCGGGAACGTGCCCTCACCGTCGGTGAGGTAGATCATGCAGGCCGGCTTCAAATCCTTGTCCCGCACGTACTTGAACGGCGGGCGGAAGTCTGTGCCGCCGCCGCCGCACATCTTGTAGGTCGGCTCGTCGAACTCGCCGAACTCGTCGACGCGGTTGACTCGCGCGTCGCAGTAGATGTTGATCATGCGCTGCGGCCGGCACTGGTTCTTGATGGCCGTCAGCTCAGCGCCGAACACGTTGAGGGTGTGCTGGTCGATCGAGCCGCTGGTGTCGATGTCGTTGACGATCAGGCCCATCGCCTCGCTGTAGAGGCTGGGCATGATGATGCCGAAGGCCAGCATGCGGCGGTTCGGCCGCGACCAGGAGTAGTCGTTCTTGGTGTGCTCGGTGGCGAAGCGGCGCAGGCGCTCCTGCCAGGACACTTTGTTCGTCTGGAGCTGCTCGACAAAGCGCTCCATGGACTTTGGCAACGTGCCCTGCTTTTTGCACTCGTTGGCTGCGCTGCTGACCGCCATCTCCCAGTCGATCTTGTTCTTTTCCATGGCGTCGGCGTCACCCTCACCGGCGCGCATCTCGTCGAGCGCACCCCATCCGCCTTCACCATCAGGGCCTTTGCCGTCAGGATCGCCGTCAGGTAGCAGGGTGTAGACGTGGTCTGCACTCATGCCGTTGTAGGCTGAGTTGAAGAGCCACGTCTTGCCGATCGACAGGTTGTCGCGCTTGAGGTTTGCGTTGATCACGTAGTCGCAGGCCGCGTTCCATTTCTTCGGAATTCGGCTCTCGGTGCGGTTCATGTGATCCAGCATGCAGTGCTGGACCTCGTGCGCCCACAGAGACGGGACGAGTTCTTCGTCGAGCTTGTTGATGAAGTCGGGGTTGTAGTAGAGCGTGGTGTTGCTGACGCAGGCCGTCGGGATTGACCTGTCCTGCTGCTTCACAAGACGCAGGCTCAGGATGCCGTAGAACGGGTGCTCGATGTACAGAGCGATCCGGCCGCGGGTGAGTTTGTCTTCAGCTTCTTGGTCGTGGTTCATCGTGTGAGCTTCAAAGTGACGACCTTGGCGCGCAGTTCTTGCCAAGTCGGGATGTCGATCTTCTGCACAACGCGCCACCACCACTCCCGCCACTCGGGATCTTTCTGGAGGTACATGTAGTGCAGGTTCTTCCAGGCCTTGTTGTTGTGGCTGAGTTCGAACAGTGCCTGGGCGATCAGGGCCTCGTCTTCAGACATACCCCGCCATCTTGGCAACGATGGCGTCGGCGGCGTCGGCCGTGCGCTGGCGCGTGGTCGGGCTGGTGCGCAGCGCGTCGGGGTGGGGCAGCATGGCGTCCAGGTCTGCGGCCAGTTCAGTGATGAACGGGTCGTTCGTCAGGTTCAGGCCGGGCAGGCAGGCGATGAGATTCTTCGCGTTGTTCACGAGGCTGTCGAAGATGCGCGGGTCTTCCTTGTTCAGCGTCTCGCTGATGTGCTTGACCTGATCGTGAATGCGGCTGTACACGTCCTTCATCGCGAGTTCGAACTTGCGGTCGTTCTCGGCGGTGAGTTCGGCGCGGATGATGGCCGCTGCCTCGTTGCCGACGTCGACCCGGAAGTCCTTGGCGTCGGGGATGGGCTTCATGAACATCTTGATGGCGAACTTGTCGCCGATGACCGACGGGTCCGGGAAGTCCTTGGGGTCGTACATCGAGCCCAGCCGGCCGCGCGCACCGTTCACCAAGCTGGGGTAGAGGGCGATGAACTCACGGCGCAGTTGTTCGTCGGCCAGCTTCAGCTTGCTGTGCGTCTGGGTGTACTCGGGGAACAGGGCCGAGGGCAGCAGGCGGTCGCCGTCGTCTTCCCATGGCAGAGCGAGTCGGTAGTGGTTGGCGCGCATGGCGCTCTCGGACTTCTTCAGCGCAGCCAAGTGAGCCTTGTCGACCAGGGTCTTGCGGAAGTCGCCGGCGTCGTCGGTGGCCCCATGGGCGCGCGTCACTTCACGGGTGACCTTCTTGTCGGTCTTCTTCGCTGCCCACCGGGAGATGGACAGGTTGACGAGCATGGCTTTGTTCTGGAGCATGAGGGTTCACCTTGTGAGCTTTGCCGTTGTGATGGCGACGATGAATACGCGCATGGCTTTGAGGGCCATCTTGTCGCCCTTGAGGGCGGCGGTGTGCGTGTCGTAGAGCGAGCCGTTGATCTGGTTGAACGGAGAGACTTTGTTGAACCAGAGGTCCACAAAAGTCTGTTGAGCCACGTTCACCGCCATCGCGTACTCAATGAACGAGTTGAACGGCTTCTTCCAAAGCCAGTCAGGCGGCTCGTACGCCTTTACACACCAAGCATCTTCTGGTTCTTCAGACACCATGCGACGTACTCCTTGATGCCGGTGATGTTCGCGTCCTTGATGACGACGTGGCGGTTGAACACCATCTGAATCTCGTCAGGCAGGCGCGACACGTACAGCATCATTCGCGTGTAGTTGCTGGCCTTCGTCTTGTCGACCAGTGTCGTGATGACGGCGTGCATCACCGGCTGCGAACCGGGCAGCTTGGCCTCCTTCGGGTTCAGCAGGATGCTGTCGATGTCGGGCATGTCCTTCAGGTCTTTGATGAACCCGTAGAACTCGACGCCAGCGCCCTCGCCGATCGTGCCCTTGATCAGCTCGATCTTCGTGGCCAGCTTGTACTTGTCGTTCTTGAAGAGCTTGTCCACGGTGTACCAAGCGCGCGGTGAGGGGAAGGCCCGCGGATTGACGGCAGGGTCGAACACGTGCAGCGCTGCGGTCTTCGTGCGCAGGTAGGCGCGGATGTACGGGTGGATGTCATCGGCGCTGGCGCGGCGCTGGAAGTCCTCGGCGTCCAGCTCGTAGTCGATGTGCAGCAGCCGGTTGTTCAGCGGCGCCGGCATGGTGTGGATCACGCCGCGGTCACCGACCGTGTTGCCGGCAGCGACAAGGCCGCAGTTGTCGGGCAGCTCGTAGTTGCCGATGCGGCGGTCCAGGATGAGCTGGTAGGCCGTGGCCAGGACGCTGGGGTGGGCAGCGTTCATCTCGTCGAGGAACAGGATCGACGGCTTGGCGTTCGGCTTGGGCAGGAAGTCCGGCGGGTACCAGCACATCTGCTTGGTCTTCGCGTCGGGCATCGGGAAGCCGCGGAAGTCGACCTCGCTGAGCTGGCTCATGCGGACGTCGATGAACGACCTTGCCATGGACTCGGTGGTCTGCTTCACGACCGACGACTTGCCGATGCCGGACTTGCCGTGGATGAAGACGGAGATGCCGTCGTTGATGAGTTCGGGCAGGGCAATGGCGACTTCAGAGGGTTTCATCGAGTGGTGCTCAGTTGAAGGATTCGGGGAAGGCGTAGCCGATCGTGAAGAACATGAGGGTCACGATCAGGCCGGCCAGGAGGAAGTCGAGGACGTACTGGCGGTAGCGAGCGCGTCGCGAACGGGTGCGGTTGAGGAAGATTGGGCGCATAGATCGAAGATAGATCGTAGAGGTTGAGACGCAGAGATGGCCAATAGGAATTGGCTATCAGGTGATCGTCGGCGTGCGAATCGTTTTGGCGCACCATTCGACGGTGGAGTTCCAAGTTTGGTCGAAGGCTTCGTCGCACACCCTCGCGCACCGCTCGCGCTCTTCAGCGACCCGCGCGTCACCGTACGCTTGGATGGCTTCGAGTTCGAGCTTCGTCCAGGTGTAGGTGTGTGGCTCGGGGTGGCCTGGAAGCGGGATCACGGCCAGTCACCTTCAGCGCAAATCGCCTCGATGCAGTCTTCGGCACCACATGCCTCGCTGTCCACAAACGCTTGCTCAAGTTCATCGGCGTTCTTTGGCTTGCCTTGGTGGTGTGCCTGCACTTTTCGGCACCACTCCAAGCACCGATCGCGCTCTTCCTCCACGCGGGCAGCGGCGTAGGCTCTGACCTGTGACTCGGTATAGACGCGCTCTGCCTTGACCAGTCCAAGGCGCACTGATAGGTATAGGGGCTCTGGCAGCGGGATCATTTCCCACCCCCTGTAGCCCGTTCGATTTCCTCACGCACGATGCGGCGCACAGCATCTTCTGTCAGGCCGAAGTTGTACGGTTGGGGGCGTGGTTGGAATGGCTGCGAAGGAACCGGCCATTCTCTGCGCGGAAGATAGCCGCACTTGCACATCGGCCCGACATAGCCCGAGACGCCATCGAACTGCGGAAGGTTGCAGCGGTTGCAGTGATTCATTTCTCACCCCCAATCTGCGCCGCAGCGCCAATTCCGTGGGCGGCTTCGACGGCACGGGCGAACTCCACAAACCAAGAGTCCTCATCCTTCCGGTCGAACGGCGTGCGCCACAACTTCACAATCTCCTGCTTTGTCAGCGGCTGCGCCACCCGCTGCGGGGCGGTGATGGTTGGCGCGCTGAGGGCCTTAACGAGAATCTTTTGGCCCATCAGCATCGTGAATGGCAGAGCCTCGCGGATGGCGATTCGCAGGCGTTCAGAATCATCGGGCTGCGCTACCCGCTGCGGGGCTGCGAGATAGACGGGCACTGAGCGATCCGGGCCGGCTCCATTCCAATGGCGCGGCGAGAATTCACGGTGCAGGCCAAACGCCGAGTGGTATTCGTAGACGTAGCAATAGGGCTCACCCTGCGGCTGGGTGGGCTGCGCCAGGACGGCGCGGAGGGCATTCTGTGCCGCCTCGATTTTCTGAACAGCGCGAACATCGTCCCAGTACCCGATTACTTTGTCGGCTGCGGATAACCAATCGCGCTCAAGATCATGGCGTTTTGGATGGCAGCGAATGTGTTGCAGTAGCTTAAGTGCTTCGTGTGCTGGGTGCAGCGCTTCCAGTGCCGCCATGCAGGCGGCTCGCTCGTGGTCAGTCATGCTCGCCTCCAATTCCGTGGGCGGCTTCTGCTGCTTCAACGCCAGCTTCAAACCAGTCAAATGAGTGCCAAGTGTGGCCTTTCCTGTATGCGATACGCCACGCTGCGTCAGTCTGTTCCAACGTCAGTGGAGTCAGCGGCTGCACTGCCGGCCCATCCTGCGGCTGGGTGGGCCGATACTCCACTTCTTCCGGCCCATCGCCCAAGCGTATCCACACGCGGCCGGCAACGCCTTCAGCCGATGCGCCGCCGGAATAGCGGCTCACGACAGGCCACGGCACAGTGTCGGGCTGCGCCGGCTCAGTAGCGACGCCAAGCGACATCGACCCGATGACCTTGTCAGCGAGTTCACGCATCGCATAATTGATGGCAACCGTTTCCCGAACGCCGCTGATCCGCTGTGCGTTTTCGATCATGCGCCAGATCAGCTTGTCGCTGGGCGCAAGCATCACGGTGGTGGGCTGCGCCAGGACGGCGCGAAGGCCAAGAATCGCAGCCTCCGTGCGTTGTATAGGCCGCGTCTGCTGAGTGTGATATTCCAGCGCTTCCAGTGCCGCCTGTGCGGCTGCTCGTTCTTGGGTGTTCACTTCGGCTCCTTGTCCAGCGAGGTGTCGCGAAATAGCCGGTAGAAGCTCATGTTGTTCTTCGAGGCGCAGAGCACCATGAAGTCGAAGTCTTCTTTGCGGCGTCGAGCGAGGTCGGCTTTCTCAGCGGCGGTCGGCTCGCCTTTGATGGCCTTGGCCCAGGCGTTGTTGAGGCCGGTGGCGGTGTGGGTCACAGCAGCTCGGCGTCGGTCAGCAGGTTCGGGTTCAGGTGCTGCTTGGCCTCGTAGACGTACATGGCCATCACCATGGCCATCAGGAAACTGTGAGAGAGGTGGGTCATGCTTGTGCTCCTGTGCTGAGCCCCTGGATCGCGGCGGCGTTGTGCTTGGCGCGCACCCGTGCCCAGCGCTGGCTGGACGTCTGGGGCAGTGGGCGCTTCTTGTCCTGCTTGTCGCCGGCCGCATACATGGGTATGGACCAGCGGCCCATGGCGTCTTGTGCCCAGCCGCAGATGTGGGCCATCTTGCGCCGGCGCATCACCAGGATGAGCTTGCGCACGGTGTTGAAGTGCAGCCCCGTCTCTTCGACGAGGTCAGGTACGGTGCCGCCTTCCGCGGCCATCAGCTCGAAGAACGTGACGACAGCGGCGGCGTGGGCGAGGTGGCGGTTGAGGCCCATCAGGGTGTGGCTTTCTTTGTGGGCTTGGTGCGTTTGGCTTTGGTCAGCGGGTACATGTCCTCGCTGACAGACTTGATCGTCATCAACTTCTTGCTGCGCATGAAGTAATGCACCGCGTTCTGGCACTTGAGGAACGTATCCCGCCACAGGGCGGTGCTTGAGGCCACGGCGCCTTTGGTCAGCAGGTAGTTGCGCAGCGTGATGGCGGCGGTCTCGTCCTGGCCCTCATAGAACCCGGTGCCCAGCACGTCGCAGAAGCGTTGTAGCCGGGCGTGGTCGGTCTCGTGGACATAGGCCCGACCAACAGCACCCATGACGACAGCGCCGCACAAGAGCTGGCGACGGCGTACAGCACTGGCGGCGAAGCTCGCAGCTTCACGGTGTCGATTGACGACCTCTAGAGTTTCGCTGTTTGAGACTGTGCGGTTGAGGGCTATCGTGCCGAATTCGATGGCCTTTGCGGCTGCGATCAGCGTGAACGACAGCCCGGTGTCGGTACCGCTGATACGTGCGTTGTCCACCACGCTGCGGCCCAGGCCTGTGTTGAGGTTCAGGCCGTCGATGCGCAAGAGTCCTCGTGCCACGGGGAAGGTCTGAATGGTGTTGCTGTCGACGATGGCCCACAGCCGGTGCTGGCCGTCGGCCAAGTCGCCATCCACGTAGAAGCTGATGGGCTCGGGGCACACGGTCCACCGTCCGCTGCGCATGTCGTCAGCGTATTTCTCGGCGACGCCATCGCGCATCTTGCGGTTGCTCTTGTTGGCGTTGAGCCAAGCTTCTGCGATCGTTGGTGTGATGGTCTCGACGATGATGTTCATGGCTTCGCTTTCATGGGCTTGGCGGGCACTTTCGCTGCCGGCTTGGGCGGGGCAGGGAAGTGGGTGGTGGCATAGGTGCCGAAGTCCTTGACGTCCTTGAACGTCGTCTTGATGCCGTAAACGGCCTTGGCGTCGACCCACACCCGTGAGGTGCGGATGCGGTGGTGCTTCAACAAGGACGTGAACTTGTTCGGGCTCTCGGGCATGTTGCCCACCACGTACTCAAAGATCACGTGCAGCTCGTCGCGACTGATCGTGCAGTCGCCGCTCTTGAGGTCTGTGCGCACCATGATCGTCTGCACGGCGTGCTTGTAGTCGGCGATCTTGTTGGCCTTGTTCGCGTTGCCGCTGTAGGCCATGGTGGCAGGGAGCTGGTCGAGCAGGAACTCCATGTCACCGCCCAGCACTGCGTCGGCGACGGTGTCGACGCTTGACTGGGACACGGCGATCATGGCCGTGCGGTCTTCGTTGTCCAGAGGCGTGGCGACAGCCTGCTTGTCCACTGGGTAGGAGAGCAGGAAGTCGTGGAAGCTCTGCATCTCGGTGGCGACGAGGTCGAGCTGCTTGTCCGTCATGCCCAGCTTGTTGGGCTGGTACTTGCCCACGTTGAAGCGGCGGTCACCTGTCGGTATGACGACAGGCTCCGCGCGGTTGGAGGCAAATATCCAGTTGGTGAAGTTCTCCCACTCCACGGCGTTGGAGTACATCTGACGAATCTGGATGTCGGGCTCGACGATGAAGTTGCGCAGCTTGGCCATCACGCCTTTCTCGTTCGTGAAGGCCTTGGCCTCGACCTCGTCCACGAACACGATGAAGCACTGCTTCATGAAGGCGTTGTAGGGCTCGTTGAACTCTTCCATGCGGCGCATGGTGGTCTGGTTGCGGCCGAACAATGGGCGCAGGATGCGGTTCATCAGCACGCCCTTGCCTGTACCCTCGGTCCCGTGCAGCACCCAGGCCGTGAGCGTGCGTGTGCGCTCTTGCAGGATGAAGGCCAGCCAGTTGAGGAAGTGGGTGGTGCAGTCCACGTCAGAGCCGAGGACGTGGTGGATGATCTTGAAGATCGTTGTCGGGCAGCGCACGACCTTCTTGGCTGGTGTGCGCATGTACTCGGTGAGCTGGAACGTGTTGATCGTCTTGTTGTCGAAGTCCACGCGCACAGAGTCATGTGGGTCGAATGTCATGTCCCACTCGGCGATGTAGGAGCCAAGCGGCACGCCGTACTGCTCAGCGAAGTGCCTGATCTGTGTCTCGTTCTTGGCCGGGTTGAGGTCAAGGGTGTCGGTCGAGGCCTCGTAGGTGCCACGGTAATAGGCCCCAGAGCGACGATCGAGGAAGGCGAGGTAGGTGAGGCCCTGGCTCGTGGTGCGCGAGGCTTTGGAGGTCAGCGTGGCCCAGTAGGCAGGCAGCAGCTCCTTGGTCAGGTAGACCGGCTCACCCTTGAAGTTGTGGATGTAGTCCGGGTTGTCCTCGGGGTGGTAGTAGGCCCAGGAGTCACCGCCGTTCAGGTTGAAGTACACGAAGCCACGTTCGGTGCGCGTCTCGGTGACCTCGCACGCATCGGGCTTGGGCAGAATCTCGTGGGTGCCCGACATCTTGGTGACGAGCTTGCGTGCAGGTAGGCCAGCGAGATTGCGCAGATCAGCGATGACCTTGTCGGTCAGCGTCTTGTTGACAGCCACGGTGTTGGTGGCGCTGGGGAATGAGAACGTCTCGTCGGTCTTCTTCACGTACGAGATGCGCGCAGCACGACCCAGCGGGTACTTGATGCCCTTGAGGATGGGCGGCGCGATGTAGATCAGCTTGTCGTTCTGGCACGCGGTCACGTCGAGGGGCCAGGACAGAGCGTTGCCCGTCTTGGTGAGCTTGAGGGACTCGGCCAGGAGGGGCGTGGTGTGGTTGAGCTGGATCAGCCACTGCTTGATGACGGGCGCTGCGATCGGGGCAGTCAATCGGATGAAGATATGGCAGCGCAGATAGCCAGGGGCACCGATGTTGTGGGACGCAGACCACTGAAGCACGTACGAGCAGTTCCCCATCCCGATTGCGTCGAGGATCGTGTCAGGCGTCACCTTCACAGGTGTCGGTGGCGTGGTGCCGGTGTCGAGGTACGTGTCGGGCAAGCCGTCGATGTCGAGGCAGAGCCAGTCGGTCACGTCTGCGGTGTTCGTGGAGCCGGCACGGGATTCGTTGACCAACTTGCGGTGGATCAGGCCCTTGACCAGACAGTCGCCAGCGGCTGCGTGGGCGTCCAGCTTGAGAGCCAGCTCGGACGTCGTGTTGATGACCTTTTCGACGCTCGTGACGTTGTACACGTTGGGGTACGGCGTCTTCTCGATGGACCCGTCAGGGGCTCGGGAATAGGTCTTGGTGAGGGGCTGAGACGTTTGCAAAAAGAAAACACGCATTTTTGGTCCGCAGCAGGGGTGGGTGGGCAGTGTAGCTCTATCTTAGACGTGCGACAATGGCAGGGGTTCGGAAGGCTCTTTTTCATAGGTATTCCTTCTATTCTTCCATTCTTCCAATCTTTTCTTTTAGAAAGTAAAAGAAGAAGAGAAGAAGAGGAGTAAGAAAGAGAGAGAGTGTTTCCTATAGAAAAGGTTGGCGCCGGCCAGCGGAAGCGGCCAGTCATATAGATGACTTGATCCCCATGCCTTTCGCTGCGTGAAGGACAAAAGGACACCGCCTTGCGGCGATGTCCTTGCCCGATCAGGGCATGTCGTTGGGCTGTTCCGCCAGGGACAGTTCAGCCTTCAGGTTCTCCTGCTTCACCACCCGGGCTTTGGGCTTGGCCTTGCTTGCCTTGGCGTCGAGCTTGGCCTCCTTCTCCACCGACTCACCGACTTGCGCTACGAACTTGCCCACCGGCGAGTTGTCCTTGCGCAGCGACGGCACAGGCTTGCCGGTGGGTTCGATCTTCGGCACCAGCTTGTCACCGATGTTCGCGTAGCGGTGGTGCGTCGTGGCCAGATGGCAGGCTTCGACGAAGGCGACGTGCAGGCGCAGCGTGGCATCGAATTCGAACGCACTGCGCGCACGCTTCATGATGCTGGCGCGGAACTTGGCCAGACGTTCCGGCGTCGCGTAGCTGTTGAGCAGCGACAGTTGCGTTTGCACGTCGAGCTTGTCGAACTCGATAGCATCGCCACGGTCGGCCAAGTCGATGATGTTCATCACCGAGCTGACGTGCTTGCCCCAGGCTGCGTGCTGACCGGACAGTTCACGCACGTTGAGCACGTCGTACTCCTGGCGCGTCATCAGCGGCTTGTTGCCGGTTTCGCTGAGGTAGCACACCCACAGGTGGTCCAATTTCCAGTGATCCACCGGCGCAGGCTTGGCGACAGCGTCCAGCGTGGACAGCCAGTTGGTGACAGGCGCCTTGGATTCACCCATCAGGCTGACGAGGTAGTCGTCGCACGTGCGCTTGTAATGCAGCAACTTGCTCAGGTCATCGCACATCGAGCGCCGCGTGCCGCCGGCTTCTTCGAAGGATTGGGCGGCAGCTTCGAGGGAGTCGAGGTGCGACATTGCGTCGTTGTACGTGTCGATCGAGCCGATGCCGTCGCGCTTGTTGGCCCACGAGTCGGCTTTGCCGTACGGTTCGTCGCAGTTGCGCAGGTCGGATGCGAAGCCGTTGGCAACCATGCCGGCCAGCCGTCCGATGCGGAACGCCAGACCGCCGGTGACGCTGAACATCACGGCGACGCCGGCTTCGGCCGGCAGGAACTTCTTGATCAGGTCGAGAAGGTCGGGGTGGGGGATGATGATGGATTTGGTCATGTCGCCGGTTTTCACTTGATGGGTAGCCATGGTTTGCTTTCGAGAGAGTTGAGGTTTGAGACGATGTGCTGGTTACGGTGTCCAGCATGCAGTGGGTGCATCGCTTGACGGTCTGAGCTGATTCCCAAGATCAACTCGTGAGCGTTGCGTAGCTCACAGCCCCTGTGCTTCGCGCTGCGGGTAAACGTCCTGGGTTCATTTATCACTCGCTCAGGCGTGCGAGTTGTCAGAGCGCTGGAGTTGGATGTCCAGCGCTTACTGATTCAGATGCGACTCAAGATGATCTTGGTCGCTTCGGCCTCGGTGCAGTTCAGCAGCTCGGCGAGGTGTTCGACTTTCTTGTCGAACATCACGTCAGGCGAGTCCGCGGCTTCGTAGATTTCAAACGCCTTCTGGTCGGCGAGTGACAGATGGCTGAAGGGGACGACGCTGATGGCAACGGGTTGGCGCTTCACGCGCAGGGCGGCGAGTCTGGACATGGAATCTCCTAAGCAGCACACGCTGCACAAAGCCAAAAAGAAAGGCCCGCGCAAGCGGGCCTATTTCAATAGCCGCGACTGGCGTAGTCCCAGCCCAGGCGTCGTACCTTGTCCATGTGCAAGTTGTCGTTGCACGTGTAGCGACGATCAGCGTTGTGGCTGCGCGCAAGCTCGATCAATTGAGCGTGCGTGCGGAAACGCCAACCGAGTGAACTCCAGCCGTTGATCGTGGATTCGCTGGGGCAACCCCACGGCGTTGACAGTTCGACGATTGAGCCATCCGTCATTTCGGCGAGGACTTTGTAGTCGACGCATATCAGCACGTTGCTGACGATGGTTGGTTGATTGGTGTAGGTCATAAGCTTCCAAGCAGCGACGACCGCTGCACAAAGCCAAAAAGAAAGGCCCGCGCAAGCGGGCCTATCAGACGGTGCGCACAGGTCTACATCAATGTGCAGACCTGTGCGTACACAGGAGGGAGTGCTGCACGCTCCCCTACGGATACCAACCCGCTTGATCGGTCTGTTGAGTCATCGCATTTGTGTTCTCCGGTAGCCCTGGTGTTCACGAGCCGTTGAGCGAGCCGGTCAGCGACTGGGCCTGATCGACCGCCTTGTTCATGGCCTCGTTCAACTCCAGGATGGCGTTGAGTGCTTCGTGCTTGTTGGCGCAGTTGAAGTGCGCCTTCATCGCTTCCCAATAGAGGTCCAGGATCGACGCGCCGAGCGCGCTGCGGATGTGGATTGGGTCATCGCCCTTGTGCAGGCCGTTGGCATACAGCAGGTTGAGGGCGGTGACTTCGTCCAGGTCGGGGCGATGGATGCTCATAACAGTAACTCCTCGGTTGCGTAACCAACAATTCCACGTCTTGTTCTCACGTCGTCGACGATCGTGCCGTATATCACCTTGGCTATTTCGACGGTGATCATTGATACCACGAACGCGCCTGTCGCGCTCATGGTGCCGGTTACAGTTCCCCAGTGGATCCAGAGATTGAGCATTAACATAAATACGTGGACAGTAATACATCCACCCTTATTCCCCAGCAGCCGCAGCCTATATCTTGGCGGCACCATGCTGAGTATCACGAATTCAAACACGCTGAGCAGCGCGCCGAATATCAATACTGCTTCGACCATAATTAAATTCTCCTCGTCCCCCGTGCAGGGTACTGAGTTATTCGTGTGATGGTTGAGTTTCGCCAATCATCACGCCTCGTTTGGTTTGGCTTCGCCAAACCTCACGACCCATGAGGTGCCCCATGCAGCCTCCGGGTTTGACGTCGCGCAGCGACGAGCCGGGCCGGGCTTTCGCCCAACCCCGGCCCGCCGTCACACCGCCTTCGCCGCCTTGCGCGACGGCGCTGCGCCGATGGGCGCCGCGCGTTGCGCCTTCAGCGCCTGGGCCTCGGCCTTCAGCGCACGGCGCTGATCGACGGGCAGCGCGAGGTACGCGCTCTTCTCGTCGTAGCCCTCTTCGATGCCGGTGACGACGTTGCCGCCGAATTCACCCAGCCCCTCGAACCCTGCCACAACGCCGTGCGCGGTCAGCGCGCCGACCGTGCCAATGGCGCGGCCAAGTTTGATACCGATGGACATTTCGCTCTCCAGTAGTGACCGACGACATGCCGGTCTGCACAAAGACGAGAAGAAAGGACCGCGCAAGCGGTCCTCACCTAGCTCAACCCTGAGCCGCAGCGGCCTTAGCCGCCATGCGCTGCACCGCAGCCTTGGCGCCCTGCACCGCGCAGTCAACGCGGCGATCCAACGCCTTGGCGACGATGTCCGCAGACACGAAGCGCTCGGTGGACTCGCCGTCGTTGCCGCGCAGCTCCAACAGCGCCGCGTCGTACTCGCCGCGAGGCACGGTCGACGGCGCCTCAACGGACGTGCGGCGCAGCAGCCGTGTGACGAGCAGCGCCAGCACGTCCAGCCGACGCTCTGCGTCGGCGAGGCTGGTGGTGAGTGAGGCGACGGTGGATTCGAGTTCAGCTTTCGTGGCCATGGGGCGCTCCAGATCAAGGACAGCCAAAGCGGCTGCACAAAGACGAGAAGGAAGGCCCGCGCAAGCGGACCTTGTTCTCAGCGGCGCTGCCCGGCCAACGCTGCAATGAAGCAGCCGATGCTCGCCATGAACGCGAGCAGGTACGGCACCGGCACTGTCCACGGGAAGGTGACGTAGAGCACCGGGTAGATGAACAGCGCCGTCATGACGATGAACGACAGGGCTGCGATGAGGGCGTTGTGCTTGTGCATGGTGTTCTCCTTGATGAGCGAGATTGCTCACAGAGCCAGGAGCAAAGGGCGGCGCACGCCGTCCTTGGTGTAGCTGCACTGCATGCATACGCGCTGCACGCTGTGCATGTGCATGTGTATGAGGACATGTGTATGCATGCACGCATCACTGCATCCTTGTGCTGCTGCATGAGTGCATGCGTGTGCATGCACGCAAGGGCATGTCAACGCTGCGCCTGTAGCCATGTGCATGGCTGTTCGGGCGCGGGTCCATGAAAAGAGACTCCTTTTCGTGGCCGTGGAGCCCGAATCCGAAGTCGGTACCCCGACGAGGAGAGGGCTGGGTAGGAGGCTCCGTGCCCGTACGCGTCAAAAATTTATAGAAAATTTCCTGAGCTGATTTACACTCCGCTCTAAGATGTCTCGCACTTCGATCTTAGATCACAAGCCCCAGCACAAGCTGCCCAAACGGGGTTCCCAAATCGCCACGCCGGTCGAGAAGTCCGTCCGCAAATACCTCGACACCAGCGACCACGCCGCAGCGGAACTGATCGACCCGAACAAGCCGCTGACCTCTCAGCAGCTTGCCTTCGCGAAAGCCAAGGCCACCGGCGAATCCACCGCGTCCGCAGCCCTCCGCGCCGGGTACTCCCAGGAGGCCATCGGCTTCCGCCTGATCCGCATGCCCAACGTCTTGCGCGCCGTCGAAGCGGAACGCCGCCTCTACGAAGAGGCCTGCCAGATGTCCCGCAAGAAGGTCATGGACATGCTCATCGAGTCCTTCGACATGGCCAAGCTGATGGCCGAGCCTGCGTCCATGGTCAGCGCCGCCCGAGAAATCGGGAAGATGTGCGGCTACTACGAGCCGGTCAAGATCAAGATGGACATGACCGTCAATGGCGAGGTGGCCGTGCGCCAGCTCAACGCCATGAGCGACTCCGACCTCCTGAAGCTCATCACCGGCGGCGTCCAGCCGGTCCTGCCCGGCCCAGCAGCATGAGCTGGATGGACATCAACAACCCAGAGTTGTGGGTCCAGGTGGTGCGCCGCCCCGCACCCATCGAGACGCGGATCGAGTGGGCTGATTACGACCAAGAATTCGGCCAGCGCAAAGTCCTGACCGGCACCCTCCGCTTGCACTGCGGTCATGTGATCGCCGTCCAGTCGACCGTCGACCGCCGCGATTGGCGCGATGCCGGCCCGCTGCTGAAGGAGAGCCTGACCCGGCGGCTCCGCCACGCCGAGGAACACCACGACTGCGAAGCCTTCGAGCAGGCAGAGACAGTCAGGCGCGTCACCGAGAAGCTCACCCGGAGAACCCATGCGCACTGACCGAGCCCGCCGCCAGCGCCAGCTTGACGACATCACTGCCGCGCGGCTCAAGCGCGACAAGCGCGACCAGCGCGAGAGAGCGCGCATTCGAGAGCACGCCCACAACGCCCAGGTCGTCGCCGCCGTCACTGCCAAGCTGACTGCCGCCCGGCCCAAGACCATGTTCGAAGAGGGCGGGGCGTTCGGACAGCCCCTGTCCAACTCGTTCATCGCCAAGATGTACGCGAACATAGTCGCCAACAAGATGGCCGGCAAGTCGATCTTCGCGAACGCGAACGTGAGCAGCGGTGCAGCAATTCAGGCCATGATCCACCGCCCGCGCACCCTGGTCATCGACGACCTCATCGCGGCCGACAAGCTCATCGACTACGGCACCGCGAAGAACCCCAGCTTCAGCCAGCGCCAGGGCCTGAAGCCGCTCGACGAGGCCGTCCACGACAACTGGGCGGACGCCTCGAAGTACCTCATCGGCTGGGACTTCGGCGTCAAGGGCTCCCCGGCCGTCGTCATCGCCAGTGGCAGCTAAGCCCAAGCCGAAACCCGCCCCCAAAGCCAAAGCTCCGCCTCTCGAAGCCCCTGACCGCTTCGATCCCGACCAGGAAGCGCAGCGCGCCTACGCCGCCCAGAGCCCCGAGGCCACACAAGCTCTGCCGCCGCTGACCCCGGCCCACCTCTCCGCCCAGAAGGAGATGGCCAGCCGGGTGCTGTCCCGCCGCCGGCTGCTGCCGTTCGTGCAGCGGATGAACGAGCGCTACGACGCCGGGTGGGTTCACGCCGACATCTGCCGGCGCCTGGAGAAGTTCAGCGACGACGTCGCCGCCGGCCTCAGCCCCCGCCTGATGATCCTGATGCCGCCCCGGCACGGCAAGAGCGAGCTGGCGTCTCGGATGTTCCCGCCCTGGCACCTGGGCCGGCACCCTGACCACGAGTTCATCGCCTGCTCGTACAACTTGTCCCTGGCGATGGGCTTCAGCCGCAAGGTCAAGCAGATCATCGACGACCCGGTGTACGAGGGCGTGTTCCCGACGAAACTGGACCCGAACAACCAGTCCACCGAGGAGTGGGGCATCGCCGGCCAGCGCGGAGGCTACGTCGCAGCCGGTATCGGCGGGCCAATCACCGGCAAGGGCGCGCACGTCCTGGTCATCGACGACCCGGTGAAGAACGCCGAGGAGGCCGACAGCGCGGACGGCCGCGAGAAGGTGTGGGAGTGGTACCTGTCCACCGCCTACACCCGGCTGGCCCCTGGCGGCGGCGTGCTGGTCATCCAGACGTGGTGGCACGACGACGACCTCGCCGGCCGGCTCCAGCAGATGATGAAGAGCGGCGAGGAGGACGAGGACATCGACCAGTTCGAGGTCGTCAAGTACCCCGCCATCGCCATCACCGACGAGTTCCTGGCCCCCGACGGCTCGATCGTCGCCGTCCCCGAGGCTGCGAACTCGGCCCACTACTCCCTCCTGCGCCTGAAGGGCGAGGCGCTGCACCCCGCGCGCTACGACCTGAAGAAGCTGAACAAGATTCGCGCCCTGAACCGCAAGGACGACGGGGCGGACGGCCGGTGGTGGAGCGCCCTGTACCAGCAGAACCCGGTCCCTGACGACGGCGGCTATTTCCAGAAGGCCCAGTTCAAGCGCGCGCCGGTGCCGCACGTGTCGAAAGCCAACGTGTTCATCGCCTGGGACTTCGCCATCAGCGAGAAGAAGCAGAACGACTACACCGTGGGCGTCGTCGGGCTTCAGGACGACGACGACATGCTGCACATCGCCGAGGTCGTGAGATTCAAGTCCGGCGATTCGTTCTTCATCGTAGAATCTATTCTGAATCTATGTTCGAGATGGCCCAGCGCCTCGTTGCAGCTCGGCTTCGAGGACGGTCAGATTTACCGCGCAATCGAATCTCTACTTTCGAAACGGATGAGAGAACGCAGGATGTACCCGGCCATCGAGGTGCTCAAGCCCATCACCGACAAGCTCGCTCGTGCCCGCCCGCTCCAGGGCCGGATGCAGCAGGGCATGGTGAGCTTCAGCGCCAACGCCGAGTGGTACGACGACACGCGCAACGAGATGCTGCGCTTCCCGGCCGGCGTACACGACGACCAAGTGGACGCCCTGGCCTGGATGACCAAGATGGCCGTCGGCCGCGCTGCGCCGAGGAAGCCGAAGGCCCAACAGCTCAAGTCCTGGCGCGACAAGCTCAAGGGCCTGGGCGGCGCCAACACCCACATGGCCGCATAGGAGACACGATGCACCCACCCTTCGCACCCACACCCGTCGCCCTGGCCGTGAGGCTGATGCTGCGCGACATGATCTTCGCGGCGGAGAAGCTGCGGTGATGAGGTCTTGCCCAACCTGCCACGGCGCCATCGGCGAGCCCGGCGTGGCCTATGGCTACGCCGGCAAGTGGTGCGAATGCACCACGACGCTCCTGAACAGCCTGAAGCCCGGCCAGATGGTCGGCCCGTTCGACGCCAAGGGCCTGGAGGACTACTTCCGCGCGCAGAGGCAGAAATTCGCCGAGGAGGCCACGAAACCTGCTCCGTTCACGCTCGCGGACGTGCTGTCTCTCACGCCCGAGCAGTTTGTCTACTGGCTGCGCGGCTATTTCGCTTCGTGCGACCCCGCGAACTGCACCAGGGGTGACACCAAGACCATCGCGGCGCAACTCACCCGGGTGGTGACAAAGTGACCTACCCATGCGCCGAACTGGTAGCCCGATGTTTTGCCGCACGCACCAGCGCGCACTTTGCACATCTCAGTACCAAGAGCTATGCGCAGCACATCGCACTCGGCGATTTCTACGACGCTATCGCTTCCGCTGCCGATGAGTACATCGAGTGCTACATGGGCATATTCGGCCAGCTCGACGTGGCCGATTTCCCGGTAATTCGCCCCAGCCAGGGCGGACCAATTCAACAACTGACCGATTTGCGCACCTGGGTCGCGGACAACCGCGAGGAGTGCAGCGAAGCCGGTGACGACAAGGACGGTGAACAAGCCGAGAGCAACGACGTTGACTGCACGGAGCTGTCGAATCTCATCGACAACATCCTGGCCGTCATCGACCGAGCCCTCTACAAGCTGAAATTTTTGAAATGAGGGCGCCATGCCCATAAATACCGCCCTCTGCTCGAAAACCTGGAACCGCTACTGCTGGGCTCGTGACAACGGGCACCAGCGCTTCGTCGAGAAGGCCGATTTGTGCGAGCGGTTCTTCGCGGGCGACCAGTGGGAGCCGGCCGACGTCGCCCGACTCAAATTAGCCCGCCGCCCGGCGCTGACGATCAACAAAATCATCAGCACGGTGAGTAATGTGCTCGGCGAGCAGATTTACAACCGCTCCGAGACGAGTTTCCGGCCGCGCGGCGGTGCGCCGAGTGAGGTGGCCGAGGCGCTGACGAAGGTCTACAAGCACATCAGCGACAACAACCAGCTCGATTGGAAGCGCAGCGATATGTTCGCTGACGGGATCATCACGAGCCGCGGTTTCCTCGACGTCCGGTTGAATTTCACCGACAACATGCAGGGCGAAGTCGTCATCGACAACGTCAACCCGAAGAACGTCATCGTCGACCCTGACGGTGAGGAGTACGACCCCGACACCTGGAACGACGTTTTCGTCACGAAGTGGGTCACCGCCGACGACATCTGCATTCTGTTCAACAAGGAAGACGGCGAACTGCTGCGCAACCGCGAGCAGAGCTATTTCCCCTACGGCTACGACTCAATCTCGGCCAAGCGTGACCGCTTCGGCGACCGGCTAAACCCGCAATACGCCGGCGACTACGACCAGTCGTCCGTGCTGCGCAATATCCGCCTGATTGAGCGCCAGCATCGCGTGCTGGACCGCCAGAAGCACTTCGTCAGTCCCGAGACCGGCGACATGCGCGCCATTCCGGCCGAATTCGACCGCAACAAGATCGCCTTCTTCGTCGACAAGTTCGGCTTCCAGGTCACGTCGAAGCTGGTCCACCGCATCCGCTGGACCGCCATCGCCGACAACGTCGAGCTGCACGACGACTGGAGCCCGTACAAGCACTTCACGATCGTCCCGTTCTTCCCGTACTTCCGGCGCGGCAACACGATCGGCATGGTCGAGAACCTGCTGGGCTCGCAGGAGCTGCTGAACAAGGTCAGCAGCCAGGAGCTGCACGTCGTCAACACCACCGCGAACAGCGGCTGGAAAGTGAAGACCGGCGCGCTGACGAACATGACGCCCGAGGAGCTGGAGCAGCGCGGCGCCGAGACAGGCCTCGTCGTCGAGGTGAACGGCGACCCAGACACGGACCTCGTCAAGATTCAGCCGAATCAGGTGCCGTCCGGCCTGGACCGCATCAGCTACAAGGCCGAAGAGCACATCAAGACAATCTCGGGCGTGTCCGACTACATGACCGGGCAGGCGCGCGAGGACGTCGCCGCCAAGGCCATCGACAAGAACAAGCAGAGCGGCGCCACTGGCCTCGCGAAGCCCCTGGACAGCTTGGTTCGCTCGGACTTCATCCTGGCGCGCAACATCGTCGACCTCGTGCAGGAGTACTACACCGAGGAGCGCCTCATCACGATCACGCACAACCGCGCGACGGGTGAGTCCGAGACGTTCAAGGTCAACGAGGCGACGCCCGAGGGCACGATCGCGTGCGACTTGACGCTGGGCGAGTACGACATCGTCACCACCTCCGTCCCGCACCGCGAGACGATGGAGGACAGCCAGTTCGATCAGGCCGTCGCCATGAAGGAGATGGGCGTGGCCATCCCGGACAGCGTCATCATCGACGCCAGCCGCCTGTTGAACAAGAAGGACATCATCAAGCAGATGGAGGGCGACAAGACGTCACCCGAGGCCCAGGCCGCTGCCCAGCTCCAGCAGCGCGGCCAAGCCGCCGAGGTCAGCAAGCTCGAAGGCGAAGCCGCCCAGAAGCACGCCGACGCCGGCCTGCGCCAAGCCAAGACGGAAGAGACCCAGGTCAAGACCCAGGTGCTGGCCCACACGCCCATCGAAGACCCGAACGCAGGCAAGGGCGGGAACCCTGAGCTGGAGATGGCCCAGGCCCAGCACGAGGCCGGCCTGGAGGAGCAGAAGTTCGCCCACGAGCAGCAGATGGACTTCATGAAGCTCGGCATGGAGCGCGAGAAGCAGGGCAGCGAGCTGCAACTGAAGGCTCAGGACATGGCCATCAAGCGCACTGAGGCGCGCGCCGCCAAGGACGCGCAGATGGCCGCTGCCGCACAGAAACCCCAACCCCAACGACAAGGTCTGCGATGAAACTGCACTGGATATTCAACCGCTACATGGCCCCCGCCGGCGACGGCGACAGCGGCGGTGCCGTTGACCGCGGCGACGACTTCACGCCCACCGACGACGCTGACGACGCCGACGAGCCGAAGGTCGAGGACAAGGTCGTCGAGAAGGACGAGCCGAAGGCCGAGGACAAGGACGACGAGGACAAGGCTGAGGACGACGACAAGGACGAGGACAAGAAGGACGACAAGAAGAAGGCCCCGAAGCGCATCCCGCTCGACCGCCACGAGGCGATCCTGAACAAGGAGCGCGAGGCGCGCAAGGAGGCCGAGCGCCAGCTCGCCCAGTACCAGAACGGCAAGGCCGTCGCCGACATCTCCGCCGACCTGACTGCGGCGGAGACGAAGGTTCTCGCCATGGAGAAGGAGTACACGAAGCTCCTGGCCGACGGCGAGGTCGAGAAGGCCTCGGAGCTGATGCGCGACATCCGCCGGGCCGAGCGCCAGATGAACGAGCAGCGCAGCGACTTCAAGATCGCTGAGGCGGAAGCCCGCGCTACCGAGCGCGCCCGCTACAACATCAGCCTGGAGCGCGTCGAGCAGGCGTACCCGGCGCTGAACCCCGACCACGACGACTTCGACGCCGAGCTGCTCGGCGACGTGGCCGACCTGAAGGTCACCTACGAGCGCAAGGGCATGACGCCCACCGACGCGCTCCAGAAGGCGGTCAAGAAGCTGGCCGGCACCGAGACGACGAAGCAGGAGGCTGCGACGACCGTGACGCCGAAGGTGGCCGCGAAGGACGTGGCCGCTGAGCGGAAGAAGGACGCCGTCGGCAAGGCCCTGGACGCCAACAAGAAGACCCCGGCCAACTCGTCGAAGGTCGGCATGGACAGCGACAAGGACGGCGGCACCGTCAGCGCCAAGGACGTGATGAAGATGTCCTACAAAGACTTCAGCGCCCTGAACGAGGAACAGCTCGCGCGCATGCGCGGCGACTTGCTCTGAACCACCACCCCAACCAAGGAACCACGATGCACCACATCCAATCACCGCGCACCGACGACGCAGCCATCGAGCAGCAGATCCAGTCGAAGGGCCTGACCGCGCCGCGCGTCACGCCGGCCGACATCGAGGCGAACATCCTGATCGCCTACTACTTCACGGGCGAAGAAGCATTGCAGTACGCCGGTCAGAACGGGTCGCCGTTCGTGCCGCACATCGCTCTCGGACTGCTGACCTTCTGCGTCCTGGTGCTGCGCAACGGCTTCACCGTCACCGGCGAGTCGGCCTGCGCCAGCCCCGAGAACTTCGACGCCGACGTGGGCCGCAAGATCGCCCGCGAGAACGCCAAGAACAAAATCTGGCCGCTGATGGGCTACGAGCTGCGCAGCAAGCTGGTCGCGTAATTTCTTTCGCCGGCTCTTGATCTAAGCTCGAACTTAGACTAGAGTCGGCACCATTCGATCAGGCAGGTCTCGACAGCACCTCCACTCGTTCGTCGTGACGACACACGGCAAAGGCGCCCCGCAACGGGCATTCGTCTTTGTTCATCGTGTGGAGGCCCGTCATGGCCGTTACCAATTTCTCGCTGCTCACGTCCGAGCAGAAGACCGTGTGGTCCATGGACCTGTGGAAGCAGGCCCGCAACATGAGCTTCGTCAACAAGTTCCTGGGCAAAGGCCCGAACTCGCTGATCCAGCACATCACCGAATTGAAGAAGTCCGAGAAGGGCGCCCGCGCTGTCATCACGCTGCTGGCCGACCTGACCGGTGACGGCGTCGCCGGGGACCGCACCCTGGAAGGCAACGAAGAAGCGATGCAGACCTTCGATCAGGTCATCCGCATCGACCAGTTGCGCCACGCCAACCGCCACGAAGGCAAGATGGCCGACCAGAAGTCGGTGGTCGAATTCCGCGGCAACAGCCGCGACGTGCTGGCCTACTGGCTGGCCGACCGCATCGACCAGATGGCCTTCAGCACCCTCGGTGGCCGCAGCTTCGCCACCCGCCCGAACGGCTCGACCCGCGTCGGCAGCGACCTGGGCAACCTGGAGTTCGCCGCCGATGTGACCGCGCCGTCCACCAAGCGCATGCTGCGCTGGGACAACGTGAACAAGGTGCTGAAGGACAGCTCGTCGGGCAGCAACACCAGCTCGGCGATCGTCAACACCGGTGCCGTCGCCGGCAGCGACTTCCCGGCGTGGCAGACCTTCGTTCAGCTCAAGGCCTACGCCAAGGACCGCTACATCCGTGGCGTGACGGGTGAGGGCGGCGAAGAGACGTACCACGCCTTCCTGACCCCGCAGGCGTTCGCCAAGCTGAAGGCCGACAACGACTACAACCTGAACCTGCGCCACTCGATCCAGACCGACAAGAACAGCAGCCTGTTCACCGGTTCGAGCGTCAAGATCGACGGCATCTACCTGCACGAGTTCCGGCACGTGCCGAACGTGTCGGCCGGCATCAGCGGCACGAATATGTACGGCTCGGGCCTGAACCTGCCGGGCTCGCAGATTCTGTTCTGCGGCGCCCAGTCACTCGGCATGGCCGACATCGGCGCACCGGACTGGAACGAGAAGGGCTTCGACTACGAGAACAGCCAGGGCATCGCCATCGGCAAGATTCTCGGTTTCCTGAAGCCCAAGTTCGGGACCATCTACGAAGCGAACACCGTCGAAGACTTCGGCGTGCTGTCCTGCTACGTCGCTCAATAAGGAGAGCACGCCATGACCAAGCTCACTGCCGCTCGCGGCTCGCAATACCTCCTGGAGCAGGAGTTCACCTTCAACTGGAACAACTGGGTCGTCGACTCGGCGGACCTGACGAAGAAGACTCTCGGCTCGACGGTGGCTCTGGCCACCGACCCGAACGAGACGGGCCTGCTCGGCCCGGTCGCCAACACGATCACCTTCGACGGCCTGAACCTGCCGCCCGGCGCGGTCATCATGGGCGGCGCGGTGATCGTCGAGACGGCCTACGCCGGCTCGACCGCAGCGACGGTCTCGGTGGGCATCACCGGCTCGCTGACCACGCTGGCCAACGCGGTGGACATGAAGACCGTGGCCCGTACCGCGTTGACGCTGACGTCGCCGCTCCTGTGCAACACGGGGACCAACGTGCGCTTGACCATCGCCTACACGGTCGCCAACGCGACCGCCGGCAAGGTGCGCGTGCGCGTCGACTACACGATCGACGGTCGCGTCAACGAAGTCCAGGCCTCCTGATCGCAGGGTGCCCTGACCGCAAAGAACGGGGCCTGACGGCCCCGTTCTTCCATCCCCTCCACCACAACCCTCAAGGACAACACGATGCGCTTCATGCTCCACCGCAACCGGACGATCGCCTCCACCTGTGGCATCTCCATCGAATTCACCAAGGGCGAGTTCCACCTCGTCCCGCCGGCCATGTACGCCGAGGTCATCGCCGCAGGCGGTGTGCCCGAGTCCGAGCTGGCCGACGACGAGCAGCCGTTGAAGCCTGCCACGCCCGAAGCCGCCGCCGAGCGCGAGAAGGCGCTCTTCACCGCCTTCACGACCATCGCCAAGCGCAACGCCCGCAACGACTTCACCGCCGGCGGCATGCCGCACCTGAGCGTGCTGTCGAAGCTGATCACCTTCGAAATCGAGGCGAAGGAACGCGACGCTGCCTGGACGAAGTTTCAGTCCGCCGCCAACGAGTAAGCCATGACGTCGTCCGACCTCCTCGCCCTGTTCCGCTCGGAGATAGCCGATACGGCTGAGCCGTACCTGTGGAGCGACGAGGACGTGTTCGGCTACATGGACGACGCGCAGACGATGTTCTGCCGCAAGACCGACGGCATCCTCGACGCCAGCACCGACGCGGTGACGAAGATCGCCGTCGTGCCCGGCAGCGACCGCATCGCGCTGCACCAGAAGATCAAGCGCATCCGCGCCATCACCCGCGAAGACACGGGGCGCGGCATCGACATCATCAACCGCGACGACATGGTGCTGCGCAAGTGGTACTTCGACGGCACGGTCGGCATCGTCAAGGCCCTGGTGATCGGCGTCGAGGCGCACAAGGCGCGCGTCTTCCCCGTGTCGAGCGAGACGGTGAACCTCCGCCTGGAGGTGCAGCGCCTGCCGCTCATCACCATCACCTCGGACGGCGATCAGGCCTTCGAGATTGACGACGAACACCACCGCCATCTGCTGCACTGGATGAAGAGCTTGGCCTACATGAAGCAGGACTCCGAGACCTTCAACCGCACGAAGGCCGAGGAGTTCGAGACGAAGGCCCTGGCGTACTTCGCTCAGGTCAAGGAAGAAGAGCGCCGCAAGGCTTTCAAGGTCCGAACCGTCGCCTACGGCGGCATCTGAAATCGAAGATCGAAGAACGATCGAACTTAGGAGCCCACCATGGCCGCTTTTACCGACTTTGCCGAAAACAAGCTGATCGACTGGTTCTTCCGAGCCCAGGCCATCGGCATCACGGGCGCCACAGCGGCTGCGGCCACCGGCCCCGCCACGCTGTACGTCGCGCTGTTCACCGCGAACCCGACCGACACCGGCGGCGGTACCGAAGTGACCGGCGGCAGCTACGCCCGCGTGGCCGTGACGTCGAGCTTGACGGCCTGGGCCGCGACGCAGTCGACGAACCCGACCCCGACGAACACGGCCAGCACCGGTACCAGCGGCACGACGTTCAACAGCGCCGTGGTCACGTTCCCGGCGCCGACCGCCAACTGGGGAACGATCACCGGCTTCGCGGTGTTCGACGCCACCACGGCCGGCAACCCGCTGTTCTACAGCGCGCTGACGACCAGCAAGACCGTGAACAACGGCGACGCGGCACCGAGCTTCGCAGTCGGCGCGCTCACCTTCCAGATCGACAACTGATCGTGACGGGTGGCCGCGTACCACTTGACCACCCGCTGCTCGAAGCCATGGCCCAAAAGCGCGACAACTACTTGGAGAGGCACCTGCACCGCGAGGCACACGGCGTCGCTACATCCATGAGCATCACCCTGGCATGGCTGAAGAAGCAGAGCAGGGCGCCGAATCTGCACTCGGGATTCGCGCCGCTCTCTGACCCTGAACTGAAGGACTGAAATGCTCACCACCGCCCAACTCTCGGTCATCAAGGCCGCGATCCTGGCCGAGACGAATGCCGCCGTCGTCGCCGCCCGCGCAGCCGGCGACATGGGCATCCTGGCCACGTTCTACAACGCAGCCAGCGCCGTCACAGTCTGGCGGACCTACACCAGCGGCGACGTGATCCGCAATGCAATCGTGTGGGCCAACATGACGCCAAACATGGCGCCCGACGGGACGACGCTCTGGACCCAGCGGTCCTACTACTCAGCCGCCAAGCAGCTTAGCTTGCAAACGCTCGTTCAGGGCCAGTCGCAGATCGCGTCTGGCATGGTGAACGTCCGCGTCGGCCTGCAGGATTGCCTGACCGCGCTGCCGACAGGAAGCACGGGCCAGAACATCGCGGCAGGTTGGACGGCCGTGCAGACGGCAATGCAGCGTCAGGCCACAGTCGGGGAAGCCCTCTTCATCAACACCGGCACTGGCGCTGCCCCGTGGGATCTGGTGTGGGAGGGCGTGCTCGGCGTGAATGACCTGTCAAACGCGCTGAACGGGGCCTGATATGCCGACGCCCATCTACCGCCAAGCGGCAACAGCCGTCACCAGCGGGTCGCTCTCGGCGACCAACAACGCATGGTCTGGAGCCCTGCGCGTGCAGCAGTCTACGCTGTCCATCGCTGGCGCGCTGCTGGGCGACTTTCGCATCACGGGCGGCACATGGTCGGGTGCGCCCACTGGCGGCAGCATTCAACTGGTGGCCGTGGACCGAGACTTTGCTGGGACGGCAGGCGGCACGCCGGGCAGCACCATTCCGCCGCGCTTCGTCGGGACGTTTACGCCGGCAGGGCAGACAACAGCTACCTTCGGTGCGCTCGCCCTCAACAGCGTGGCCCTGTCGCCCGACTGCGACTATTACGTCTACAACAACGGCACGGGGGTATCGCTCAGCACGTTCACCCTGACCTGCACGCCGTGGACGCCGGGCACCTAAATGCCGGCTGACCTGGGTCAATTCATCTGGCCGGATGTGGCGCAGGGGCGTCAGCCACAGGGTTCGGTCCAGCTGAAACCAGACTTCCCGTGGGCGCATCTGTGGTTGCCGTCGCTTGGCTATAGCGACTTGATCACGGGATACACGGCAACGCAAGGGTTTGGTGGCCAAGGTCTTTCACCCTCGCAGAATGGAGTCGCCTACGGCAAAGGGACCGGCCAGGGCGACGTGTACTTTCTGACAGACGGGGGGCCTGGAGCGGCGATACCCCAGGGGCCAATGACGCTGGTGATCCAGGGATATTCGCTGGATACGGCGCAACAGGCGACGTTCAACTACACCACCACCGTACCGGTGAGACTGTTCGGTGTTTATTTCCCTGCCAATGACGGCAAGGCGTACATCCAGTACGGAGGGGGCACTGAGGGGTCCACGCAGATCTCATTGACGCCACCGGCCTTAAGCCCCAACGATGTGTGGGTCTACACGGTCGGCGCACGCGGAATGGAGATTTGGCAAAACAGCATCTTGCTCGGGTCCAACGGCGGGAACCCGACGCGCACGAATAGTGGCATCGACAGTTGGGGCCTGACGCTGAACGTCGGCGGATTGATAACGGCGGCGAGTCGCGTGTCCTTCATCGGCCTCGTCAATTCGCAGCTTTCCGCGAAAGAGATCGCCGCCCTCGGCGCGAGTCCTGCGGAACTGTACCGAGCCGTATTCGCCACCCCCGTCCTGCTCTTCGCAGCAGGCATCACCGGCACCATCAGCCGCCCCGGCAGCGATGTCTCGGTGAGCGGCTGGACGTTCACGGGTGCGAGCCTGAGCGCCAGCATCAACGAGGCGACCTTCAGCGACGCCAGTTACGCCCAGGCGGCATACGGCGTGGCCGGCGGCATCACCGATCTGGACATCCCCCGCGCACCGGGCAACCACGTCATCAACTTCCGCGGCGAGTATCTGACCGGCTTCGCAACGAGCGGCCAATTCAGATTCACGCTGATGGACAGCAGCAATACCAGCCTGGGCGTGAGCGCGTGGCAATCCGTCAGCAGCAGCGTCGTGCAATACGACGTGCCCATCACGATCAGTGGCACTGCCACCCGAATCAAGATTGAGATCCAAGCATGACCGCAACCGTCACCACACTCAATGCTGGCTCGGGCGGCGCGTCCGTTCTGGTCGATTCCCTCTCCACTGTCGATGGCGGTGCTGCACCGGGCAGTTCCATTGCGCAGATGGTGAAAATCGGCTTCGGCGCAGCCAGCGACTTCAAGACCCCAAGCACCGCCACGCCGCTGCCCACGTCAGCGGGGTCAATGCTCACCACAGTACCGGCCGCTGCGGAGCCCGCTAACCCGGTGCGTGCGGTCGGCGGCGACCAGTGGGTGTGCTCGTTTGCTGGCTCGGGTTCGTCGGTTCTATCGACTGACCTCACAACGCCCATCGTCGGCACGGGAGTCACGTACAACCAGACGTCTGGCTCGCTGAACATCCTGACGGGCACGACCGTCAATGCCGAGTGGCTGAGCCGGTCCACCGTGAGCTTCAAGGCCACGATGCGGTTGCGCGCGTCCATCGTGGCATCGCAGCGTATCGCCAACCAGAACTTGCAGATCGTGCTGGCCGACCTGATCGGCGAGGGTCTGGCCTTCACGATGGTCAGTGCGACCCAGGTCAACGTGACGAAGACGGCTCACGGTTTCACGACACAGAACGTCGGCCAGTTCATGAACCTCGCCGGCATCACGACTGTCGCCGGGGTTCCGGGGCGTTACGCGATTGCCTCGATCATCGACGTGAACACCATTCAGTTCACTGTTGCTGCGTGGCCGGCGACGGGCAGCGGCACCCTGACCCTGTTCGGCTGGAACAGCGTCCGCAATCTGTTCAACGGCACCACAGCCACTGCCATGGCGTGGGACTCGCAACGCAAGGGCTGGGCCACTGGCGACACCACCGCGACGATCAACACCACCGCGACGCCCGGCACGATCATCGAATGCGACCTCAACGGCCGCGACGCATTCTTGCAAGACTCGCTGCGGGCGACGAACACGAGTTCGAACTTCACGACCCGCGCCAGCCGATACGAGAATCTGCCCGACGAAGACACGTCGCTGTACCTGTGGGTCTGGTCCTACAACGGCTCCACAGCGCCGGCCAGCACGACGACCTGGACCCTTGGCTTTGTTGCTGTCGAGACGTTCGCAAACACTGACGTGTACCTGCGTGGCATCCGCACCCAAGGCACTGCAAACACACTGACCATCAACGCGCTGATCGCTGCGGCACAGACTTTGGCAACGGTGACGACGGTCAACACAGTCAATACGCTGACCACGATCACCACGGCGCCCGCATTGGTCGCCAGCACTGCGGCCATCGGTGACGTCGGCATCCAGATTCGGGCCAACGCGACGGGTGCGGCAACCGTCTTCAAGTTCACCGCCGCCGCGACAGCCAACCCTGCATCGGTCAAGGCAACGGCGGGCCGTGTGGTGGGCTGGAACCTCTACAACACCACCGCCGCGATCAAAGTGTTCAGGTTCTACAACCTTGCCGTCGCACCAACCGTGGGTACCTCGGTGCCAACTTTCGTCGTCCCCATCGCTCCCAACTCGGCGTCGAATGTTTCGATCCCCGTCGGTATTAGCTTTGCCACGGGCATCGCAATCGCCTGCACGGGCGCCATTGCCGACCTTGACACAACGGTAACCGCAGCCAACGACGTGCTCGGCGAGATCTTCTACGCCTGACGCGCCATGCTGCTGACGCTACTTCAGCTAGATCTTGCGACAGCCGGCGGTGGCGCTGCCGCCCTGGCCGCTACGCCCGCAGCCGTCGCCACGGCCACGTCAGCCCTGTCGACGTCGATCACCCTTGTCGCCGCGCCCGCAGCCGTCGCCACGGCCACGTCAGCCCTGTCGACGTCGATCACCCTTGTCGCCGCGCCTACCGCCGCAGCGACTGCCACCGCAGCGCTGACGACGAGCATCAAGCTCGCCGCGACTCCAGCAGCCGTCGCCACGGCCACGACGGCGCTGTCGACTGCCATCAAACTCGCCGCTGCGCCCGCAGCCGCAGCGTCCGCCACCTCGGCACTGACGACGGCCATCAAGCTCGCCGCAGCACCTGCTGCTGTCGCAACCGCCACCTCGGACCTCACGGCGAGCGGTGCGGCTGCGCAGGCGCGCATCACGTGGCTTCAGATCGCGCCGTCCGCACCCGCAGCGGCGCTGGCAGCTACCCCGTCTTCATCGGCGACGGCCACAGCGGCACTGACGACAAGCATTACTCTCGCCGCCGCACCCGCAGCCGTTGCGACTGCCACCTCGGCCCTGACCGCGTCGATCCAGCTCGCCGCCGCACCCGCAGCCGTTGCGACTGCCACCTCGGCCCTGACCGCGTCGATCCAGCTCGCCGCCGCACCCGCAGCCGTTGCGACTGCCACCTCGGCCCTGACCGCGTCGATCCAGCTCGCCGCCGCGCCCGCAGCCGTGGCCACGGCAACATCGGCTCTGTCGACGGCCATCACCATGGCGGCTGCGCCCGCAGCCGTTGCGACATCGACCGCAGCCATCACCACCGCGATCCAGCTCGCGACCAGCCCGGCAGCAGTCGCTACGGCCACTGCTGCGTTCGCTGGCGGTGCTGCGGCTCTCGCTGCCGATGCCGCTGCTGCCGCGACGGCCGCCGCTGCACTCAGCACGACGATCACCCTGGCTGCGGCCCCAGCGGCTGCGGCTACGGCCACGGCCACGCTGACCAGCACCTCGGCCGCGCTGGCGAGTGCCGCCCAGGCTCAGGCCTCGGCGACCTCAGCCCTCACCACGGCGATCACCCTCGCCGCGAATGCCCAGGCCCAGGCAACTGCCGTCGCAGCGATGGCCGGCAACGCGGCAGCGCTGGCCTCGGACGCCGCTGCCACGGCAACAGGCGCTGCCGCCCTGACGACGGCGATCAGGCTCGCTGCCGCGCCCGCAGCCACCTCGACGGCCGCGGGCACGATCATCGGCTCTGCCGCAGCCCTGGCCGCTGCACCCGCAGCCCAGGCGACGGGCACTGCCGCGCTGACGACAGCGATCCAGCTCGCAGCCACTGCTGCTGCCCAGGCGACCGCCACCCCGACGCTGACCTCGACGAGCGCCGCCCTGGCAGCGGCAGCAGCGGGGCAGGGCACGGCCACGGGTGCCCTGACGACGGTCATCGCCCTGGTGGCTGCGCCTGCTGCCGTAGCGACCTCGACCGCAGCCCTGACCGCGCCGGTAGGCTTCAACGCAGCGCCTGCTGCCTCGGCCACCGCCACCGCTGCGCTGACGGCCAGCATCCGCCTCGCAGCCGCGCCTGCGGCTGTGGCGACGGTCACGGTCGACCTCACGGCTCTGCGCCCGATCAACGCCACACCAGCGGCGAGCGCAACGGCCACCGCTGCGCTGACGACGAGCATCCGGGTCGTTGCCGCGCCGGCAGCGTCGTCGTCTGCCACTGGCGCCCTGACGACGAGCATCCGCTTCGTTGCCCAGGCCCAGGCCCAGGCGACAACCACTGGGACCGTTTCCGGTCTGGCAGCGAGCTTCGCTGCCTCGGCCATCGCCCAGGCCCAGGCCACGGCAGCGCTGACGACGAACATCACGATGCGCGCGGCGGCAGCGAGCGCAGTCGCAGCCACGGCCACGCTGTTGACCCAACTGCGCTTCAACGCCGCTGCCACCGCCCAGGCGACCGTGCTGAACGCCTACCTCGGCACCGGCAGCGCGACGCAGACCGACCGCATCTACACGGTCATTCCGGAGCTGCGCAGCTACCTGCTGCCCGCCGAGAACCGCATCAGCACAGTCGAGCCCGAGCAGCGCAGCCTACTGCTCGCCGCAGAGGACCGGACCGAACACATCGTCGCGGAGGACCGCGTCTTTGATGCGCCCATCGTGCTGCGCACCCTGACACCCCACTGAGGACGCCATGACCGAAACCTACGTCACCGTCGCTGGCAAGCCGACGATCATCAAAGACCCGAACGCGGTCCTCGACTACACGTTCAACTTCACGGACTGGCTCGCCACGGTGGGCGACACGATCACCTCCGTGACGTTCCCGAACACCGTCGGCGTCACCGTCGCGGGGAGCGGCATCGTGGCTGGAGCAAAGGTCGCTGTCTGGGTCTCAGGCGGCACGGCCGGCTCACCGGCCTCAGTCACCGCCCGCATCGTGACCGTCGGTGGCCGCACCGACGACCGCACCATCTACTTCAAGATCAAGGAGCGATGAAATGACTCTCGACCACGAAGACGGTTGGCACCTCGATAAAAAGGTACCGATCAGCATCATCGCAGCCATGCTCGTTCAGCTTGCCGCTGCGCTGTGGTTTGTCTCCAAGCTCGACGCCCGCGTCATCGCACTGGAGACAGCACTGATCGCACAGCACGAGCGCGACGCGCTCCAGGACAAGGCAAGCAACGATTCCGACACGCTGATACGGATGCAGCTCACGCGCATCGACGACAAGCTGGACCGATTGCTTGCCGGCGCACAGAGGAACAAGCCATGAGCCTCGCCAAGATGCTCGAAGACGAAGAAGGGCGCAAGGGCAGCGCCTATCAGGACAGCCTCGGGTTCTGGACCATCGGCATCGGCCGGCTGATCGACGCACGCAAAGGCGGGCGTTTGACCGATGACGAAATCGACTATCTACTTGCGAACGACATCAGAGAGAAGACCGCGGAGTGCCGTGCAGCTATCGACTGGTTCGACGAGCTGGATGCACCGCGCCAGGAGGTCCTCGTCGGCATGGCCTTCCAGATGGGCGTCGCCGGGCTGATGCAGTTTCACCAGACGCTGGCCTACATGCGCGATCAGCGCTGGGCTCAGGCCGCTGGTCAGATGCTTGCGAGCACGTGGGCAAAGCAGACACCCGCCCGTGCTCAGCGGATGGCCCACCAGATCGAAACAGGAGAACGTCAATGGCCTTCGACATAAAGACAGCCCTCGCGGGCATTGCTCCGACCATCGCCACCATGCTCGGCGGGCCGCTGGCCGGCACTGCCGTGGCTGCGCTGGAGAGCGCCCTCGGGCTGAGCCCTGGCGCCGGCGCCGACGAGGTGACGAAGGCTGTGTCCGCCGGCATGACGCCCGACGCCATCGCGGCTGTACGCAAGGCCGACCAGGAGCATGCCGAGAAGCTCAAGCAGCAGGACATCGACGTCCTGAAGCTCAACCAGGACTACTCGAAGGCGATGGTGGAAGCCGCCAACGCCAACCAGGACAGCGCCCGCAAAGCCAACGTGGCTGGGGGAGTGCAGATGCCGTTGTTCTGGTTGTCCTTGTTCCTCCTGGCCATCGGCTTGGGCGCCGAAGGGTTCGTGCTGTTCCATGGCGTGCCAGACAACGTCCACGACATTGTCATCGGCCGGATACTCGGTCTGCTCGATGCTGTCGTGATGATGGTGCTGGGCTACTGGTACGGCACCACGAACGGCAGCGCGCAAAAGACGGACCTCCTGGCCGCAAGCTCGCCACCGAAATGAAGAACATGCGGCATCGGCCATGGCAGGGATGCCGCCGCTGTACGGAACCATCGACCGTTACCCAATCCCTGCCACTGTGGGCGGGGCTGTTCCCTTGTCAGCTTCGCCCACACCCACGGTTCTAACCTCTACAATCGACCGAACTTAGAAAGACCGCCATGGCAAACGCACTCTATGGGCTCGGCAAGCAGAAGCTGCTCAGTAGCACCTCTGCCATCAGCCTGGACACCGACACCATCAAGGCCTGCTTAGTCACCACCAGCTACATCCCGAATCTGGCCACGGACGAGTTCTACACGTCCATCTCAGCGTACTTGGCTGGCGGGGCCAGCGCGACGATGAACACACAGACAATGGGCACCAAGACCATCACGCTGGGCGTCTTCGATGCGGCCGACCTGACGTTTCCGGCGGTGACTGCCGCGGTGGTGGCCAAGTACGTCGTGATCTGGAAAGACACCGGCACCGCCGGCACGTCGCCGCTGCTTGCGTGCATTGACACGATCACGGGCTTTCCGCTGACCACGAATGGCGGCGACGTGACCGTACAGTGGGACAACGGCGCATACAAAATCTTTAGCCTGTAAGCCGGTGACATGGCCCTCATAGCGTCGGGGTGGGCTGGCACAAACTTCGGCACGGCGGCGATCTTGCCGATCGCCGTCGGGTTTGTTTCAAGCGCTTTCGGCACTCCGAAGTTCGGCACGACAGGCATCGCCACTGCGATCCACGCAACGACATTCGGCGCCGCCACCGCGCCACCCTACGCTACACCGATCAACAGCACGGTGTTCGGCCTGCCGAATTCGCCGTACTTGCAGACCGGCACCGTTTCTGGGATCGCCAGCACCGCGCTCGGCTCACCCCGACTCAACACGCGCTGCTACGCCGCCACGATCACGCCTAACACGGTCGTGTCGCGGGCCTACACCGCGACGAATCGGACGGCAATGGCATCGGGGGCGACAAGCACGCTCTTCAGTACGCCGACCGCCACCGGGCGGCGCTCCGGGGGCTTGGGCACCCTGACCGCAACAGGCGGCTTCAGCGCCAGCGCGTTCGGCACTCCCGTTGCCGCAGTGGCGCAGAGCGCGAGCGTGAACGCGATCTACAGCACGAGTTTCGGTGCGCCAACGTCGCGCGGCGGGCGGGTGGCTACCGGTTTCAACAGGACGCGGATGGGGACCCAACACAGAGCGGTATCGGTCATCGGTGCGAAGTACGCCAGCGGGTTCATTGTCGGCAACTTCGGGACGCCGGCCGGCGCGATCAGGGACCGCGCAACCGCGATGGAGCCGACGGTCAGGTTCGGGACGCCGCTGCTGACAAGGAGCACCACATGCTGACTTTCAAGGCCTTCACGGGCATCAACAACGCACAGCCCACACACCGGTTGGGCACCAGCGAGCTGACGGCGGCGCTCAACGTGGACGTGGGGCTGTCGGGCGAGGTGTCGCGACGTGCGGGCTACTCGCAGCTCTACGGGACGTGTCACAAGAATCTCTGGCAGGCCAACGGGTTCAAGCTGGCCACCATCGCTGGCAACGACCTATACGCCATCAGCCCGTCGTGGGCCTACACCCTGGTGTCAGCGTCGTTGGGCACTTCGCGGGTCTGGTACTGCAACCTGCCCGACGGGCGTACCACCTTCAGCAACGGTGCCATCAACGGCATCACGAGTGGCGGCGCATCCGTTGGCTGGGGCGTCCCGATCCCCACCAGCTTGGGCGCGATTGCCGACGTGTCCGGTTCGCTGTTTGCCGGCGACTACCAGTACCAGTTGACCTACCGGCGCACGGCGGACGGCCTGGAGAGCGGGCCGCTGTACTCCAACCCGAACACGATCACGGCTGGTGGCATCGCGCTGACCGGCCTCCCTACCCTGACCGGGCACACGATCAACGTCTACATCACCGGGCACAACGGTGGCACGGCCTACTACGCGGGCAACACCGCGACGAGCACGTTCAGCTACACCGGCACCAATGCCACGCTCGTGAAACCCTGCCGCACCGAGATGCTGTCCCCTGCACCCGTCGGCACAGTGACGGCTTTCTGGCGCGGCCGTGTGCTGGTCGCGCAGGGCTCGGTCTTGCGGGCGTCGATGGCGGGCCGCTGGCAGCACTTCAACATGCGCCGCGACTTCAAGCAGTTCAGCGCGCCGATCACGTTGATTCAGCCCGTCGACGGCGGCATCTTCGTTGGCACGACCAAGGAGCTGTGCTTCTTGGCCGGAACCGAGTTCGACAAGCTCACCTACGTTCAGGTTATCAACGGCTCGACGGTGTTGGGCAGTGGGGTCACTGTGCGCGGCGAGCTGCTTAAACAGGGCGAGGGCGCTGGCCTGGGCAGCGCGATGGTCTGCATCGCCGACAGCGTGGTGGTGGCCGGCTTTAGCGACGGCCAGATCGTGCGGCTGACAGAGGGGCGCTACAGCACGGCGGTTACCGAAGTTGCCGCGACCTTCCGTATGAACGGCCGTATCCCGCAGTACATCGCTGTTCCGCAATGACGCTGTTCAACCAGAACTGGGCCTCCTTCGACGGCGTGCCGATCACCGGTCGCACCCCGACGAACTTGCGCATCCACTCCGAAACGGGCCAACCGCTGACGCCCGAGCAGCAGGGCGCGGTGGCGCACGCTTTCAAACTGTTCTGCGACGCAGTCAAACTCTCGTCGGCCCCGGACGCTTTCCACGTCCAGCACCGCATCCTGGCCGACGGCTCGCGCGTGCAGATGAACGCAAACACCGGCATCTTCACCGTGGACGTGTGGCCGAACACCGGCGGCCCGAAGCAGGGCGTGTTTCGCGGATTCGTCATCAAACCAAAATCAGTTGGGGGCGTACCGTTCACCTGGGCGCCTGTTTCTACGTTACTGAAGGTAGTTGGCTTCTGGAAGAAGTGGATAAACAACTACAGGCCCGATAAACTGCCGGTCGGCCCGACGTACTGGGTCGATACGACTAAATACACAAAAGAGGCTGTGCCGGTCTCAGAAGATTACCCGTATTGCGACGTCTACACATTGAGCAAAGGCACGGTGTACCGCAACGACATTCCACGATTTACAGTGGCTGGTGGTACGTCGGGTGTTCCGATCTATTTCAGTTCGCTTGCGGACAATCGCGCGCTGTTCGATGCCAGCGATAGCGGGCTGAAACATTTCGCTACCGTTTCCGGGGTACCGACAGCCGTACCGTTGTGGGCCAGAGATACTGCACTAGCACCGCACGTAGTCGGTTATCTCTACTTAGCCGGCGCGCGCTACACACTCCTGTCGCAAGTCCTTTCATACTTAAATATCCTGGTAACGCCAGCAGGCGCGTGTCAGTTTTATCGAGCCGACCTCGTCCTCCAGGAGACGAGCCCATGGTACACAGTTTCGCCGACGTACTTTTACCAGATCAACGTACCGGGCGATCTGTCTGGCACCGGCGGATATACATCCTCAACAACGGCGGTGCCCGACGCGCCGTGGGTTCCGATCGCCGACCCAGAAGCCAATGTTACTTGGTGGCAGTATGACAATAGTCCGGCCAGCGGATTCCTGAGAAAAATATACGGAACGAGGGTGTCTACTTCAGACCTCTTAGGCACCTACGTCTATAACAAGTCACCTTTCAGCCCAGACGAGACCTTCGATATTTATGCGGACATGAGTGCGGTTATCCAGAGGGGATTGACGATCCAGTCCAAGCTCGTTCAGGGAACGGCGAACTGGTATAACTTATGGGACGGACCGTTAGGTATTTGGGGCACGTACGGAAATTTATTTTCTACTTTCGCCGACTCCCTCTCTTACCAAGCGCACGAGGTTCCACCCGGAGGGGGTGTGATTTCTCCTGGCGCCACCGTCACTCTTGCGGCCCAGCAGGTCGGCGGTAAACTTGTGAACTTCGACTGGTCGATGTCCGCGGCACAAATAACGGACGTCGGTGAAATATTTCGCACAGAGACTCAGCATGACTACACCTATGTTGAGTCTACCTCGTACGAGCTTTATTCTAATGCCCCACCAGCAACATATAGCGCCGGTAACGGGTCTGGATATTACGTCCCGCCGACCTACTATTTCGCGGTCATCCCATTAGACAACCTCGTGCATATCACGCAGTCCTACCGAACCCCGTATACCAGGGTGGACAGGACCGAGAAGTACAGTGCCGCTGGCAGTGCCAAGGATTACATTTACTACGACAGTAAAAATCGCGTCAGTGTATTCTTCGAAAGTATCCTCACTGCATCGTCGTCCGCAGCTACCACTACCATCGACAGCGTGACGACGTCAGACTCGCTGACCATGAGTTTTAGGCTGGACGTGAAAGTCCGTCTCGAAAGCCCACAGCTCAGCGCTCATTCAAACACTCTGAGCTTCAGATTCACTAATTTAGCGCTGTCGCCCAGGACTATCGCGCCGGCTGACCTCAGTTTCGGCTCCAGTAATTTCGCTTGGAAGCACGTCACCCCAATTAAGGTATTTCCGATTTTCACACCGAAGTGGTTTGAGCAAGGCCTTTGCCCCTACCTCGCGTACACCACAGCCGCTGAAAACGAGTACGCATACTCGCACGGTATTCCAACAATGCCTCGCCTCACAGCGTCTTTCCGGCTGCAAGCGTTGTTTATCGCCCGTTCCGATTTCGCCCCCATACCCGATCTTGGCGGCGCCACCCAAGTGCAGCTTCCCATGATGGAGCAAATGCTGGGACAATACGTCCCTATCTACCGGGGTATTTTTGCCGCCCTCGAATCGACGCCGTTCATCCTCAACGCATCAACGCCCGACAACCTGCTGCACGAACACATCGGCATTACCGACCCTGACCCGCACTCGGAGTTCTACCGCACATGAACACCATCGTCGTCAACACGCTTACTGGCGCTGTGTCGGAGTACGACTTCAGTTTCCAGTCCATCACCGATACGCACGCCGGCTCGGCGCTGGGTCTGTATGCGTTGGGTGGCGACCTTGACGTGTTGGCACCGGTCATCGCCAACGTGGTGACAGGCCGCACGCTGCTGGACGAGTCGGCCAAGAAAACCCTGGACATGTTGTACTTCTCGATGACCGGCAGCGGGGTCAGTACAGCCGGCGTCTACACTGAGTCGACGAGCTACAGCTACCAATTCGCGGTGCGCGCAGCCGGTGAGTCGCGCTGCAAACCGGGCCGCGGTATCCGTGAGAACTATTTTGGCTTCGGCTACAGCAATACCGATGGTGCAGCTTTCAGCATTGACCGGATCGAAGTGCTCGTAAACGTATCGCCCAAACGAAAGGTCGCATAAATGGCCACGCCATCAGAACTTGTCACGACATCGTTCGCTCAGGCGCAAGACTACGCAGCCATCGCGCAGTCCAGCCTGACCGGGTTTACCGCTGCGCTGAACGCGGCCATCTACAGCCCGCCCACGATCAGCGTGGTGTGGAACTCCATCGCCACGCCCAGCCTGCCGTCGCTGCCCAGCGTGCCGACGATGCCGACGATCACCTACAACGCGCCAACGGCGGTGGCCGACTTCATTGACGTCGCGCCGACGGCCCAAGCGCTCGACTCGTTTGACCTCAACCCGCCGCTTGTCTCCGACCTGATTACCGGCCTGTCGGCCGATTTGAAAAGCATGGTCAGCTACCGCATGGCGCACAGCACAGGGCTTTCTGTGGACGTCGAAGCAGCGATCTGGGCTCGCGCACGAGACCGCGCGACGGCACTGGCTCTGGCCAACGAGGACGACATCGCCCGCACGTCCGAGGCGATGGGGTTCATGATGCCGGCCGGCGTGATGGTGGACCAGTTGCGCATGGCTCAGCAGCACTACTACGATGAGGTTTCAGAACTGTCACGCGACATCGCAATCAAGCAGGCCGAACTGGAACAAAAGAACAACACTGACACTCTGACGGTCGGGAACGCCCTGAACGGTGAACTCATCAACGTCTACAAAACAACCGCCGACGCGTACGGCATACTCACCTCGGCCAAGGCTGAATACTCCAAGCTGGGCATGTCCCGCTACGAGAGCCTGATCCGTGCCTACGAGGCCAGCGTGAGCGCGTACAAGACCAAGGTGGACGCGGAGCGCAGCCGCATCGAGGCCTTGACGGCGCAGTCGACGACGATGCTCGACGGCTACAAGGCCGGCGCGCAGGCGTTGGAGGCCACGGCCAGCATGTACTCGCGGCTGTACGAGACGCAGATCAAGGACTATGAGGCCGGGCAGCAAATTGTGATCCAGGCCGCGAAGATCAACGCCGACAACGTGAACTTCGCCAACAGCACGCGCACCGATGCAGCCAAGGCCGGCGCCCAGGTCTACGCGCAATTGGTCAGCAGCGCCTACAGCATGATCCACGCGAGCGCTGGTGTGTCGGCCGGCGCCCAGATGGGCGTGAACTACAGCTACAGCAACGACACGACGTCGACGGTGTCGCCGATCACTTCAGTCTGAGCCCGAGGCATACTGGCGCCCGGGTAACAGGAGAAGCTCATGATGTGGTCTTTTTTGTGGCGGGCGGCGTTGTATGCGCCGGTGTTCGCTTTCGCTGCGACCGCGATCTACGGCTTTGCCATGGGGCTGTTCGGCAACACGTATGCCGACATCCGCACGTCAGCGATGGTGGTGCAGGTACTCGCCGGCCTGTGGGGTCTGAGCGGGGCCTACGAAGGCGCACGTCGAGCGCAGCCGTAAGGCGGGTGGGCGCTATGCCTGCCCGCTGTCGCGACCTACAATCGAAGCTCTAACACAGATCGGACGAAGATATGGCAACCCCATCGCAACGGCTACGGCAAGGGGCTTTCGGCGACATGGCCGATCAACTGACGCCTGAGCTGGGCGGTCCGACGATGGGGCCGAACGAGGGTCCGCAAACTCCCCGCGTGTGGAACCCACCGAAACCGACGCTTTACGGCGCCCCTGAAGGCGTCGCCACTGACCAGGGTGCTGCTGAAGGACTGCGGCGCAGCCGGCTTGCCATGCCGCCGAACGCCGGCCCTCAAACCCCGCGCGTGTGGAACCAGCCCGGCCCCACGTTGTTCGGGACGCCGGCCGGACCGACTGCGGACCTTGGCGCTGCCCAGGCAGTGTTGAGGGAAGGCGCCCGTATGGGGCCGAACGCCGGCCCGTCGCTCCCCGGCGGGATGGGGCCGAACACTGGCCCGACAGCTCCGTTGCCAATGGGGCCGAACTCTGGCCCTTCGATTCCAGGCGGGATGGGGCCAAACTCTGGTCCGTCGGTTCCTGGTGGAATGGGGCCGAACACAGGTCCGGTGCCGCAGGCCCCGTCGTCCGGTTGGTTCCGCAAGAACGCGCCCAGGACGGCGGCTTTCGGTGACGCCGCTGCCGGCTTTGCCGGCGACAAGCTGCGCATGGTGGCCAAGGGTGCTTCTGCCCTCGCCCCTGCCGTGCTGCCTCTCGTTGGCGGCTACGGCGCCTCGAAGTTCATCGACGCCGCCACCGACCGCGCCAACGCGAACACGCCCGACGCGCCCGCGCCTCAAGGCCCCGGGCAGATCCCCATCGACCCGAACGGCCCCAAGGCGCCGCAGGCCCAGCCGAGCAACTGGCTGCGCGACACCGAAACCGGCCGCAACATCGCCGCCGCCACGAACGCGCTCGGCCCGGTCGCTCCTGTCGCCAGCGAAGCGCTGCGCACAGGCACGGCCCTGGCCAACACATTCAGCGGCGTGTCGAAAGTGAGCGCACCGGCGCTGTCTGCGGCCACGCGCGCCGCGCCGATGGTCGGAGCCGCAGCGGTGGGCGCCGGCATGGCGTCGCCTGAGCCGCAGTCGTTTGGTGGCGCCCCTGGCAAACCAAATCCGAACACCTACCTGCCGAACTGGCGCGCCCTTGAATCCGGTGCGCGCGGCGACAACGATCTGCGCCGCAGTGACCGCGTCGGCGGCTACGTTCCGACGAACTTCGACGAGAACGGCAAGCCTGCGGGCAACCTGTCCAGCTACCTCGCTGGCGGCGGCGACGGCACGCCGTTCGACCCGATGGGTGGGCGCGGAGGTGGCAAAGATGGGCGCCTGCCCACTGACCTCTTTCAGCTCCAGCAGGGTAGCGTCTACAAGACCGTGGACCCGAAGACCGGCCGCACCGTCTACAGCGGCGTCAACGTCAAAGAGAACGCCGACATCCGCAACGGCAGCGGCGCCATGACCGGCCGGCTGCGCAACGGTCCCGACCAGAACGTAATTGACGGCGTCCCAATGGCCGCAGCAGGGATGGGTTTCAACCCGGGTGGTGCGGCGGCGACGCAGAAGGAACTCGCCGGGCTGGTGGCTGAGCGCAAGCTCCGCGAAGCCGATCAGGCCGCGCACATGCAGACCGAGCCCATCGGCTTCAGCGGCGAGACGATCTTCGACCGCCCCAACAAGAACAGCGGCAGTGGCTCGATGCCCAAGGGCATGTCCGGCCGGCAGCAGGTCGCGTGGCAGACACAGCAGGAAGCTCACGCTATCCAGCGCGAGCAGATGGGCCAGCAGCTACGCCTGGGCGTGATGGGCAACAACACCCAGATGCAAGTCGCGGGGATGAACAACGCCACGTCCCGGTCGAACAACACCGTCAACAACGACACCGCTCTGCGCGCGCAGGACATCCACCAGCAGACGGCGTTGGCGCCGCTCATGTTGGCTGCGCAGCAGCGCGCTGCTGCCGCACAGATTTACCAGAAGCTCGGCGCCGGCGGCAAAGACGGCAAGGCGGCGATCACCCCTGACCAGCACCGACAGGCCGGCGACATGATGCACGCCTACGGCCTAACCGACCTCGGCGACAAGGCCTACGCCGCCGCTACCTCGGGGCAGGCGATCAAGGGCACCCAGTCGAAGCAGGCGCGCGACGACCACGACGACCTTGTCGGAGCCTTCCAGGACGATCCGCGCTTCAACACGCCGGACCCGAAAGACCCGAACAAGACCGTGTTCGACAAAGCCGGTGCAGAGCGCGCGGCGACGGCGATGCAGAACGCCTACGGCCCGAAGCTCGACAACCTGTCACAGGACGAGAAGAAGGCAGCGAAGGGCGACATCGTGGCTGAACAGCAGCTCACCGACCGGCTGCGCCAGCCTGAGATGGGGTTCGGCGACCACATTGCGAGCGTCTTCGGCCAGTACCGCAAGCCGCAGGACAACACCGTGCTGCCGAACCTGCGCGACCTGACGCCGCGCCGACGGGGATTTAGCGTCATCCCGGGCCACGACCAGAACGACATCCTGCTGGAGAAACCAAACGGCCCGACCTACAACGCCGGCAACCTGACCGACGCGCAGATCAAAGCGCTCGAAACACGCGGTCTGAACGCGAAAGGCCTCCGCTGATGGCCACGCTGCGCGACCTGGGCGTTACCCCCACCAGCCCGCAGGGGCCTACGACTCTGCGCGACCTGGGCGTCGTGGCTAACGCTCCGATGGATGCCGCCAGCCAGCAGTTCATGGACCAGTCCGCCGCCAACGGGATGGGCCAGCTCCGCAAGGGCTTCACCTCTGGCCTCTACGGCGGCGACGCCAACGCCCTGGCGTCTCAGGTCTCGTCGCTGCGCGCGTCGGGCCGCACCGCTGAGGCCGACGCCCTGATGCCGCAGATCGAAGCGGCGAATCAGCGCGCAGCCACGTTCGCGCCGGCCGAGCCCAGCCTCTACAACATCGGCCTGGACGGCGCACTGCGCAACCCGGGCCGGGTGCTGGACTGGGGCCTGGGCGCCGCAGGGCAGGGCACGGCCAGCATGGTCGAGCCGATCGGCGCTGAACTCGTCGTCGCTGGCGCCGGCAAGGTGCTGGGTGCGCTGCCGTGGGCGCCGGCCAAGATGCTGGGCAAGGGCCTCCAGTACGCTGCGCCGCTCGCCGCCGGGGCGCTGAACTACCGCCAGAACAAGGGCGAGTTCGTGCAGGACGCCTGGAAAGACCCGGCGATCATGGCGAAGACGCCGCAGGAGATTGAGAACGCCGCCATGGTCCACGGCGCCCTGGCTGGCTCGCTGGACACGGCCCTGCCGCACATGGTCTCGAACCGGCTGCTGGGTAAGGGCGGCATCAAGGCCCTGGAGGGCCTCTCCAAGCCCGCGAAGGTGGGTCTGGACCTGTTGGGTGAGGGTACGACCGAAACGATGCAGGAGGGCATCAAGAAGGGCGCGCTGAGCTACCTGAACCCCAACCGGGACAAGAGCGGCGACCTGGGCGACTACGTGGACTCGTTCGCGGGTGGCGTGGCCGGCGCCGGCCCGGTCAGCGGGCTGAGTCACCTCGCCGCTTCCGGCCACGCCCGGGTGGCCACGCCCGACGGCGCGAGCAACGACGTGAGCGGCAAGCCCGCTGCGCCAGCACCCGAGGACAAGAGCCTCAAGGGCACGATCCTGAAGCGCGCCAAGGAGCAGAAGGTCGACGGGAAAGAGCTGGACGACTGGCACAACCTGATGAGCGGGCAGGACGCCGAGGGGAACGTCTCTGGCGCGACCATCCTGGCACAGGAGGACGCGGTCAAGAAGGAGCTGGAGGCCCGCGCGGGTCGCGGCGACCAGGAAGCAGCGAAGCACCTGGACACCATCAACAACGACCCGGGCGACGGGTCTGCGGACGGCGCGGTCCACAACGCCGCGACCTACATCAAGGGCGACGGCTCGCCGGCCGCACGCGCCAAGCTCATCGAGGCTTTCAACGGCCGCAAGAAGAACGAGCAGGGCGCGAAGTCCTCGCCCGAGGAAGAGCTGGCCGCGCGCCTCGCCGAGGACGCTGTTCCTGAGCGAATGAAGTACGAGTCGGACGACAAGGGCTACTTCACGAACCTGCGGGCGAAGGCACGCGACATCGGCGAGAACATCGCTGTGCTGGCGCGCAGCTACAAGACCGAGAAGGTCGACTCGTTCTCCGACGGCCTGCTCGACTCCGTGGCCCATGAGGCGGTGGACCTGTGGGGCGGCAAGAACGCCCAGGCCACCGTTGCCAGGATCGCCACGGCGCTGGGCGTCGAGAAGACCCCGGCGATGCAGCAGCTCCAGCAGGCGCTGGCCGGGTCTGAGCAGCGCAAGCAGTGGAACGAGACGCGCACCACGAACCGCACCAACGCGGCGGAGCGCATCGTCAAGCTCATCCCGACTGAGCAGAAGCTCAAGCTCCACAAGGCCGGCATCGACCTGACGGACCCGGGCGTGGCCGACTCGATGCTCCACGCGACGCAGAAGTTCCTGGCGAAGGACAGCCCGCACGCGCGCATCGAGTTCAACAAGTTGATGGGCGGCGCGAAGGTCGCCGACGCGGTGCTGAACTTCGTCAAGACTTCGAAGATCGAAGAACGAGACCCGGCAGAACACAAGCCGGGAGACTCCCGGGAAAAGGACGGGAAAGAGGACACGACCCCCGCCGAGAGCGACGACGTGACCCAGCCCGGGGCTTCGCCGTCAGACGACTTGTCGAACGAGAACGAAGACGACAAGTGGGTGCTGGACGGCGCCAACAAGAACATGGCGAAGGCCCCTGGTGCCAAGCTGTACGGTCTGCGCGGTGAGACCCACCTTCGCGACGGCCTGGAGTCCCACCCCTTCACCGAGAACGCCAACAAGCGCCTGCCATCGCTCGTCACCGAGGACCAGACCGACGAAGGCGACGGCAAGAACTCACTGCTCGGCATGCAGGAGCGGGCGCACAAGTCGCTGGGTGGCGTGCTGGACGACGAGGTCAAGCAGAGCGGCACGTTCGGCGTGGGCTCGTACCGGGTCCGCGCCGTCTCTGCGAAGGAGGTCATGGACAACCACCGCGTCTCGATCCCCCAGCGGATCAACCTGCTGCGCCGGTACCTCGCCCAAGAGCCTGCCTCGAAGCTCGCTACCGAAGCCGCGAAGAAAGCCAAGGCTGCGGGCGCTCCCGACAAGGAGGTGCGTAAAGTACGTGAGGCGGCGTACAACAAGGCCTACGACGAGGCGTTCAACAGTGAACACTTCGACGCCGTGCGCAGGCTCGGCCTGGAGATTTACAAGGGCCACGTCGCCCCGACGATCGGCGAAGACCGTGGCACCTCCGACGACATCAAGCGCGCGGGTGACAGCAAGATCACTGCTGCCAAGCGTGAGCGGCTCCGCCAGGAGCTGACACGCATGGCGACGCAGGTAGGCGTCGAAGAATTCGGCGGCGAGAACGCCGACCTCTCGACCCTGGCAAACGGTTTCTTCAGCAACCGCTTCCTCGTCACGGCCGAGCAGATGGCTGAGAAGGATCAGCTCCGTCTGAACGTGGCTGAAGTCGTGAGCATGATCCGCCACGGTGCTGAGTTGGAGAACTACACCGACCAGTTCGGGGACACGAAGGCCGACGTCCTGGCCGGCATGAACCTGATTCGCTTTCCGTCCCCCTACGCCACGGCCAAGGACGGCATTGCGGTGGTGCCAGCAGGCGACCTCGTGTCGTGGGCGAACCGCAATCGCACTGAGTTCGAAGACGACGACAGCGGCTCGAAGAAGCCGTATGCCTACCGCGACTCGTTGATGGAAGCCATCGGGGCGCTGGTGGTTGACGACTTTGCCACTGCGCTGCCGCACGTCATCAACGCCAAAGGGAAAGAGGAACACTTCGGCAACAAGAAGCACCCGTTCCCGCCGTCGATGAAGCTGGGCCGCTCCGAGCAGTGGCGCCTGGACTACAGGGATGAGATGCGGCAGGCCGAAGCTGCCGAGCGGTCCGCCGCCGAAGCCCGTGACGGTCGCCCGATGAAGGCCGGCGAGAACACACGTGATGCACGCAGCGGGCTGCTGCACCAGGAGCGGATGGCGAAGGAGCAGGGGCCTGACCCGGCAGTCGACAAAGACAGTGGTGTCCCCGACGAGTTCCGACACCCTGGTGCTGAACGCGGTGCAGCGGAACGTCGCGCCACGCCGCCTGAAGCCGGCGCACAGGGTGAGATGTTCGAGGGCGGCACGAAGTCGAACAATGGCGCTCTGAAGAGCTACCGAAGCGGCAGCGAGATTCGCCAAGAGCATGCCGGCGTCCCAGAGACCGCAACTCACGAGCCTCGCGGCTCAGCCGAGCGCTTCTGGGACGCACCCGAGCTGGACGACAAGCGCACCGATCGCGCCGACGCTGTGCCGTCCGAGCGAGTGCGCAAGCAGAAGAAGGGTGTGCCGACGGAGTTCACCGATCAGCAGCAACAGTCTTCTGTCGCCCGCTCGGCTCAAGACAAGGTCGAGACCTTGACGGCCACCAACGCGATGAGTCGTGCGGCAGTGATCGCCGGGCACGTGCTGCGCATGTTCGACATGCTCCAGCCGACGCCGATGAAAGTCGGCAAGGAAGACCGCGTCATCAAGAGCGACGTGCAGGCGGACCCGGCTCGTGCGTACGAGATGCTGAAGCAGTTGGGCCGTGCGCTCGACCGCCCGAGCTACATCGACGAGAAAAGCTCGAAGGGGTTGGAGGGCAAGGACCAGCTCGCCGGTGGCAAGTTCTACGCTGCCCCGCTCGCGCACATCTTGACGCCGAAGAACTCGAACGTCCTGGTGAGCATAGCGCGCGACCCAGCGAAGGCGAAGGCCACGCTGCGGGCAATGCGCGGCAAGGTCGCCCAGGCTCTGCTGGACGCTAAGCAGAGCGAGATTGCTGCGCACGACCGGCTGACGCTGGCGAAGTTGTTGACCGGCCAGGAAGACCTGAAGTTCGGCAAGCCGATGAAGGAGGCGCTGGAGAAGCTGCTGCCGGCGCCGAAGGTCGAGGTGAAGACTGAGTCCGCTGCTGCGTCGGCGCCGCGCACCCAGGCTGAGTCGGCTGCACATCAGGCGAAGGTGAACGACCCAGCGAACATCGCCAGGACCAAGGCGGCGCGCGTCGACGATGAGCCGGCGTTTGCGCCCTCCCTTGCGAAGCAGACATCCTGGGTCGCCGACAAACTGAACCAGTCCCTCGGCGCGCTCACCGCCGCCATCAAAGGCTTCACGGGCGAGCAACTGCTGGCCCTGGGCGACGTGATGCAGCAGGACGTGCCGGCGGGCGCCAGCAAGGTGCGCTGGGGCAACGCCCGGCAGCACATCGAGGACCGCATCTACGACACGGTGACTGCTGAGCAGGTGCTTGCGCACGAGGCGAAGACGGCCGAGCCCGCCCCTTCAAAGGGCGACGTCTCCGAACAAGCCCGCGCGCTTATGGCCGAGAAGAAACACCTGTGGAGCCCTGAAGCATTCGACGACCAGGGACACAGCGCCTACAACACGGGCGTCGATTCCCTCCTGCAAGACGCTGAGGATGACACCTTCGCGTTCGACCGCAAGACCGGCGCCCCAAACATGACCGTCTACAAGAAGTTCATGGTCGCTGTCGAGAAGCGCAAGCCTGAACTGAAGGCTTTTGCCCAGGCCGTCTGGGACCGCTCGGCCGCTCAAGCAGCACACGTCGCCAAGGCAGATGCGTTCTTCCTGAAGAACCGCGAAGCGCTCGCCAACCACCCCGACGCGATGAAGAACTTCGCCGGGGACATCAAGCGCGTCGGGCAAGCACAAGCGCGCGGGAACGAAGGGAAGGTGTGGGGCATCCACGCCGACCTGATGCAGCAGATGTTCGAGCGCCGTGGAGATGAGGCGTGGCGCAAGGCTCAGATCGCGGACAAGGAAAAGCGCCTCGCGAAGTACATGGCCGAGAGCGGCAAGGCGACCAGCGCGACCGGGTTCATGAGCATCATCCAGAAGGAAATTGACCTGTTGAAGGCCAACGACCTCCAGGGGATGATTACTTCTGCGGCTAAGTTCCGGGAGCCGAACGATTTCCGCCGCAGCAATTACCCAGGTTTCCCCGAGCCGAACCTCAAGGCCGAACCGACGACGAAGCCCGCCCCTCTCTCCGAGATGGAGCGCGACGCGAGTGCGCGCAAGCTGAACGAGATGGGCGCCCACCCGCTGCTGACCGGCGTCACTGCCACGGTCGCTGACACCCAGTCGATCATGCGCATGCTGGGCTTCAAGGCTGCGCCGCCGAAGTTCGCAGACGTGGCCGGCAAGCTCCTGGCCGACCCGAACATCAACATCGCCAAGTTCGTCAAGGACAGCGCCGAGGCGTTGAGCCACATCCTGACGAAGGGGCCGCAGGCCAAAGAACTGCGCGAGGCTCTGTCCAGCGACACGTGGTTCGCGCAGCGCGCCAAGATTACTGCCAACCTCGTGAAGGGCGGGATGATGCGCGGCGATGCACTCGTCGAGTCCTACCGCGTCCTGACCGAACAGGCGCTGATGGGCGAGTTGGCCGCACGCACGAAAGCAGACCAGAGCGTCATCGCCCGCCTGATGCAGGCGGTGCAGGACTTCGTCTCGCGCTTCAAGGAGATGACGGGCTCAGCCGAGTTCGCCGACCTCGTGCGCAACCACCTGAACAAGGCCGTCGAAGCTGCCAACACGCCGGCGCAGTTGAAGGAGGGCTACAAGAAGGTCTCGTTCCAGGAGGCGATTGACGCTGACAAGCAGTCGGCCCGGGTGCTGGCGCACATGAGCCTGAACCCGAATGTCGCCATCACCGGCAGCATCGTCCTGGCCGAGAGCGGCTCGATCTACCGCGACGCGAAGAACATGCTGCACGACCTGGACTTCCTGGTCACGGGCACGAAGGACGCAGCCGAAGCGTGGCTGCGCAAGGGCTTCCCCGACGCCACCCAGGTCTACGACTTCAACACCAGCAACGGCAAGGTGGACAGCTTCCTCGTGCCGCCGGCCGGCGCGACGATCGAGAACATCAAGCGCGAGTTCGGAGAGAAGGGCCGGGTGCTGGGCTTCGAGGTCCACAAGGACGGCAAGGTGATCGGCCGCACGTGGAACGACGAGAAGGGCGAGCACAAGGAGGGCGATGCCGGCACGTTCGTTGACCTGTTCACGAACAGCGGCACCGAAGTTGCCTCGACCATCCCCTTCACGGTCGGCGGCAAGCAGTTGTCGATCAAGGCTGCGAACCCGGCGGCGATCTTCAACGCGAAGCTCAACATGGGCCGCGAGAAGGACATGAACGACTACGGCCGCTACGTGCCGAATGTCGGGCGCCAGCTCAACGAGCAAGCTGCGCCGACCGCAGCCGACATTCAGTCCTCAGCCAACGCCGCCCCCAAAGACGAGGCCATCGCCAAAGTCAAGGCCTACGTCGCCAAGGTGCTTGGCCCGAAAGTCCGTGTCGCCTTCGAGGAAGTCTTCGACGCCGCTGGCGAGTGGATCGACGCCGAGAACCTGATGAAGATCGCCCTCAACGGCGGGCCGGGCATGGAGACCGTCGCCCACCACGAGGCGATGCACGCCTTCTTCAGCCGGCTGATGAAGCACAACCCCGAAGCCGCCGAGAAGCTCAAGCGCGTGCTGGGTGAGGGTGAGACCTACGAGCGCCTGAAGGCCCTGCTCCACGGCGAGACGAAGGCCCTGGAAGCCATGGCCCGTGACCCTGAGGAGCGCGTCGCCTACGCATTCCAGTTCTGGGCTGCTGGCCGGCTCGAAGTGGACAAGCCGGCGACGACGATGTTCGCCAAGTTTCGCCGGCTGCTGCGCAAGGTGTTCGGCATGGTGCGCGAAAGCGAGACCGCGCTGGACATCATGACCGCCTTCCACGACGGCAAGCTGGCCGACGAGAACGCCGCCGGCAAGGCCATCAAGAAGATCATGGACCGCGAGACGTGGAACGAGGACCAGAAGCGCAAAGCCGACCGTCTGTTCCAGCGCATGCACTACGAGCTGGACCCGTCGATCGACATCTTCCGCAAGGAAGACCTCAGCTCGATCATCCGTGACCTGGGCAACTCGTTCTTCACCAACCCGGGCGAAGAGGCTGACGGCCAGCACGAGCCGGGCTTCATCAATGCGCGCGGCACGATGATGCGCAAGTTCTCGAACTGGCTCGACCGGGCCGTCGGCACGCGCACGACGCTGAACGACTCGGACCGCTTGGCGGTGATCGAGGCGCTGCAAGGTGAGAACGGCCCGAAGAACCTTCACCTCGCCGCGCAGAAGCAGGCCTACGCCGACGTCCACGCGCTGCTGGAGCGCTTCCACAAGTACGCCACGAGCCGCGGCATGAAGCTGGAGTACATCAGCGACTACTTCCCGCGCGTCTGGGACTTGTCGAAGCTCATCGAAGGTGGCGGCAAGGAGAAGTTCGCCGCGATGGTGAACCAGAGCAAGTACGACAAGATCGTCGCCGACATGCTGGCCGGCATCAACCAGAAGCTGCCTGCTGCACAGCACAAGACGAAGGAGCAGTTGATCGAGGCCATGCACCGGCAGTTGATCGACCGCAACGGCGTGGACGAGAACGACATGCTGGCCGAGTCCGACATGGGCGACCTGATCTTCAAGCCGTTCTTCGCGTCAGGCAAGGAGCGCAACTTCAAGTGGCTCGACAAGAACGATGTCCGGGATTTCCTGGAGAAAGACCTCATCGGTGCCATGTCGCGCTACCTCCAGCAGGGCGTGCGCGCCGCTGAGTTCTCGCACAAGTTCGGCGAGGGTGGCCAGAAGCTGAAGAAGGCGCTCGTGATGAAGGGCGACCTGGAGATGGACCCCTCGACCGGCAAGCTGGAGCCGCGCCCCACGTACGGCCCGGCCGAGAACCAGATGTACAGCGCCCTGGCCGAGAAGGGCATCAAGGGCGACGAGGCGAAGGCCATGGTGGACCGCCGCATGCGCAACGCGCGCAACGCCGCTGCGGCCATGGAGGGCTCGCTGGGCGGTGACATCAGCGACAGCTTCCGCAAGGCCTCCAGCGCCATGATCGCCTACCAGAACCTGCGCCTGCTGCCGCTGAGCCTGTTCGCTGCCTTCGGCGACATCGCCGGCATTGCAGCGCGCAACGACAAGGACGGCTGGACGGGCGCCTACGAGGCCTTCATCGGCGGCATGAAGGACGTGTTCGCCAACTGGAAGCGCAACGCCAGCGACATGCCCGGCCCGCGCAAGGTGAGCGTCATGGAGAACATCGCTGAGGCCATCGGCGCGGTGGACAGCCATATGTTCCTCGAACAGGTCGGCAAGGCCCACACCAGCGAGTTCATGACCGACACGGCGCGCAACATCGGCCGCAAGCTGTTCATGGTCAACGGCTTGACCGCCTGGGACCGCAGCATGCGCGTGACGGCCACGAAGTTCGCCATGCAGTTCCTGGAGCGCCACAAGAGCCTGCCCGACAAGCAGCACAGCGCCCGGTGGTTGGCCGAGGTCGGCCTGAAGCCCGAGGACATCACCCTGAATGCCGACGGGAAGCTGGTCTGGGACCGCCGAGAGTTGGCCGCGATGCGCATGAAGCCCGGCATGAACGAGAAGCAGCAGAGCGCGGTCATGGAGCAGGCCACAGCAGATACTGAGAAGGTCCACAACGCCCTGGTGCGGTGGGTCGAGGGTGCTGTGCTGTCGCCCAATGCCGGCCTGCGCCCGAGCCGCGCCAGCGACCCGCACTTCGCGGTGCTGTACCACCTCAAGCAGTTCACCTACGCGATGCACCACGTCGTCCTGAAGCGCGCCTGGAACGAGGCACGTCAGGGGAACTCGAACCCGATCGGCGCCCTGGCCGGCGTCATCCCCGTGATGATCGTGTCGGACATCACCAAGGGCCTGCTCACCGGCGGCGGCTCGTTGCCGGACTACATGAAGTCGTGGAACGCAGCCGACTGGATCGAGCACGGCGCGAACCGTGGCGGGCTGGCCGGCAAGTACCAGCTCGCGCTCGACGCGGTGCGCGACCCGGTGAGCATCATGGGGCCGACGGTGGAGCAGTTCAGCAAGCTGGTGATGAACCCGGGCGACATCGGCAAGAACCTGCTCGACGCGGTGCCGGGTGTGCGCATGGTTAGCGGCGCTGCCAGCCACATCAGAGAAGTGGCGGACTGATCGCCCACAAGCGATAAAGCCTCGCCGCAGGGCCTGTGCGCTCAATCGCCTCTGGCCGATAAAGTGCGTTTATCGGCCAGAGGCGATACCCTTTCCCCGCGCCCCATTCCCAGAGAGTACGAAGAAAAGAGAACCGGCGCTGAGGCCGGCGTGGATCAGAGGAAGGCTTCGGTGATGGCAATCTCGACGATGATGCGGGGAAGCCAGGACCGTGGATACAGAGCGAAGCAGTGCGAGCCCGGCCCCATGGTCTTCGGGCGATTCTCCTTGGGCGGCTGGCGACCGCTCTCAAGGAAATAGATTTCCTGCATGCGGTTGCCGACGGCCCATGACAATCTCTTGCTGGGGACTCGCTTCAGCATAGAGAACACTTCAGGGACGGTGATGCGAGTGTCCATGAGTTATTCCAGGTCGATGGTGGTGGACTCCCAAGTCTCGTCGGTCTGAACGACGACGTACTTGGTGCGAGGGTTGGTGGGGTCAGCCTTGTAGCGCGACTTGATCGGCCCGATGGTCTTCATGCTCATCTCGTTGATCGCGAGCTGGCGCTTTGAAATCTCGCCGTGGTCATTGATCGCGTGCCGACAGACAAGGTCGTAGGGCACACGCTTGAGCGCCATGCGGGCCTCTGGCGTCATGCGCAAGGTGCCGAGGAGGAAGTTCGTCTGCATGCCTAAGTTGCTTCCCTTTTTGGCGCGGGAACCTTTTCTACAGGAATACTACTACCCTCTCTCCTTCTACTCTTCTTCTTTCTCTTGACTCAGAGTTTAGATTGGAAGAATAGAAGAATGGAAGAATACCTATAAAAAAGAGCCTTCCGAACCCCTGCCGAAAGGGAGGCAAGACCTTAGCCGATGAGCCCGTTCAGGAACTGCAAAAGTCCGTCCTTTTTTGCAAACACTTCCACGGCAATTGTGGCCGGCTTGGAGTCCTTGTCCGCGGCCTTCAGCGCCGACCGTGTCTTGCTCGCCGCGGTGGCTGAGCCGTCGAACTTGATGCCGGTGGCGACGGTGCCGTCATGGAGGATGTGCTGCTTGAAGTACGTTGTCTTGTAGAGCTTCATGGTTGCCTTTCAGGCGGTTGGTCTGAGGAGATGAGCTGCGCAACTTCTCGGGTGATGGCGCGTAGAGCGAATTCTTTGATGCGCGGGCTGCTGGCGCACGTCAGCTTTCTTTTCGCGCCCTGAAGGCAGCGCCAGCAGGAAGCGCAAGTGGCCATCGGCCTTGAGCCGCTCGATGACTTTGCAGCCGCCCTGAGCGATGGCTTGCTGGACTTGCCGCTCCCACTTCTTCACGGGTCGAGTTCCGTGAAGTCGGTGTCAGCCTCCTCGGGGGAGTAGACCCAGACCCAGGCCATGACGTAGTCGCCAGGGCCGTCGCTGCCCGAGCGCACCGTGATGTCGTCGATTTCAATCTCGCCATCACGGTGGTACTGAAGCCGAGCTGCTTCGATGATCGGATCGTCTTCGACTCCGAAGGCTTCGACGCAGTCGCCGAAGGTCACGCCTGCGTCGTCGAAGACCGAGCGCAGCTCGGCCGGTGACATCTTGGCCGGCGGTGGTGCGGTGACGTCCTTGAAGATGTCATCGGGCTCAGTCAGGATGCCGGCCATCGCCATGCCGGCAGCTTCAATCTCTTGGGTGGTGGGCATGGTCAGACCTCGCTGTACTTGCCGTCTTCCAGGCGGTCGACGAGCGGGCCGATGTCTTCCCACAAGGCGTCGGGCATGGCCTTGGCGTGCAGCCTGAGCAATTGCCTTTCGGTCTTGGTTCTGCGCTCACGGACGACTTGGATGAGTGCGTTGAGCACGCAGCCGTTTTCAGGGTGCAGCTTGATGGGAGCAGTGCAGTTCGGGCATTGGCGGGCCATGGGCAAATCTCACGGTCACAGTTTTGGGCACAGTGCCCAGGAAACCCGCGCCGTTCCTAGCGTTTGGACCCAGCCCGCAACCTTGACATGGTGGGGGTCGATGGTTCGAGTCCATTCGCGCCTACCAGTTTTCATAGGTAAGCAGGGCAACCTGCTCGAAGTGAAATCTGGCGTAGAACAGTCATGGGGACGTTAGATCAGGGGTGGTGTGTCACAGACGGTGGCACAGTGGGCGTTTCGGTGCCCAGGAAGGCCTCCGCCTTGTTCTCCGCCCTGAAGGTTTCGACGACGGTCTTCTGCAACTTGATGGTGTAGTAGTTCATCCTTCTTTCCTTGTGTTGCCGGCATAGCCAGCGATGAAACCAGGGGCGTGGTGGGCGTAATTCGAGACCATCCGCGGATCACTCCACCCGCCCAGCTTCTGCAACACCTCCATGGGCGTGCCGTTCTGCGCGTGCCACGTCGCCCAGGTGTGCCGCAGGCCGTGCCACGTGAAGCCCTCGTAGTGGGTGATGTCGCCTGAGACATAGGCGCCCAGGCCGGCGCGGATGCAGGCAGCGATGAAGGCCGTCTTCACGTCGTTGATGGACAGGCCACGGAACGTGAAGACGCAGGGGTTGGGCTTGGCCCTGGCGCCGCGCTTGGAGACGTAGACCGGCGCCTCCTTCTGGGCCTTCAGCACGGCCACGGCGGCGTCGTTCAAGGGGATCGCCAGGGCGGCGTCTGCCTTCGTGTCCTCGGCCTCGATCCACACCACCCGGCGGTCCAGGTCCACGCGGTCCCAGGTGAGGTTCAGGACGTTGGACTGGCGCAGGCCCGTCTCCACAGCGAACAGGGCTGTAGGCTTGAGGTGGGGTGGCAGCTCGGCGTACAGGGCGTCCCACTGCTCGCGAGTGAGCCAGTCGCGCTTCTTCTTCTTCTTGTCCCTCCTGACGGCCAGCAGGGGCACCACAGGAAGCCAGCCAGCGACCTTGGCGAGGTTCAGGACGGCCGCAATCATCGTCCGGTACCGCATGTAGGTGCCGGGCGTTTTGCAGAAGCTCAGGGCCTCATCTATGGCCTCCCTGGACACCTCGCCGAGGGGCCGGTCGGGGAAGACCCGGCCGAATTTGGCCAGTGATAGGAGTTCGCTATCGCTGCGCGTCTCCACATTGAGCCACGCTATCACGGCCTGCCCCCAGGTGTAGCCGGCAGCGGGGTCGGGCCTTGCTGTCCAGACCTCTATCTGGATTTCGCGTTCGCGCTTTTCCGCCGCAGCGCGATCTGTTGTTCCAGTAGACCGACGTACCCGAGGCTGGCCGGGCTCGCTGATCGAGACCCACCAGACTTCCGAGCCTTCGCGCTTGTAGAGCGGCATGGTGCTTTCTCCACGTACTGCCCGCGCATCCAGGCGAGCAGATCATCTTCGATGAAGACCCAGGCGCGAGCTGGCTTGGCACCGGGCGCACGCCCGCTCGCCGCCATCTCGCGCAGGGTGTTGGGGTGCATGCCGCACAGGGCAGCAGCAGCGGGGAGGTCCAGGGTCACCATGGCAGCTTCGTCAAGTTGACCTGCATGGGCCGGTGCGTCAGGCGCTCTCGGCGCTCACGCAGGCGGGCTGCGATGGCGTCCCGAATCTCCTGCGGGAACGTCATGGTCTTGCTGGTGCTCTCGCATGAGATGAAGTTCTCGCCGCAGCCCAGGCACTTGCGCCGGCGGTAGATGCCCGAGCTGCACGTCCGGGTCTCGGCCACCTTGTTCTCTTCGCGACCGCAATGAGGGCACTGCATGTCAGTTCAGCTTTCCACGGTTGACCAGCTCGGTGGCCAGATGATCTTCGAGCTTCTTGCGCACCTCCATCAGCGTCTCGAAGGTCATGGGCACCCGGGCGGGTAGGCTCAGCCCCGTGCGCTCAGCAGCCTGGGCCAGCCGTATCTTGATGATGCTGATGCGACGAATGCGGATCATGTCTTTGAGGCTGTCCACAGGGCTTCCTTGGTCTTGTCGCGTTTGGGGAGCGGGCACCAGCCCATGTACCTGCCGTCGTTGTTCCAGGGGCCGCGGACGCAGATGCCGCCCACGGTCAAGAGGTGAACGTCAGCGCCGCCGGGCGGCGTCGGGTCGCCGGCCCGTGGGTAGAGGAAGCGGAGGTCAGACGTCGTGACGACTGGGGTTTCGTTCACAGCGAATTGCCTTCCGTTGCGTAGATGTCCCCGAGGTACTTGTTGTAGGGCGGCGGTGCCTTGCGCACAGCGGCGTGTGCGGTCATGGCCTCGACGACGGCGAACGGTCGGCCTTCAGGCGACCACCAGAGGGTCCAGGTCTTCATGGTCAGTCCACGTAGACTTCTTTGACTTCCGGCTTCACGTGGGAGTAGAGGTGCGGGTACTCGCGCATGTTGGCCCAATGCGTGTTGTCGGTGGACTTGACACGTTCCGGCCCTCTCCGGGCTCTCCACCAGACCATCTCTCCAGGGATGACATCCCCGTCCTTGATGAGTTGGCTACCCGGGCGCTGGCTCCGAACTTCAACCAGCGTGGGCAGGCCGACCAGCTCGTCGGCGTCAGCCTCGGCGACAGCCGGGTTGAGCAGCTTCAGCAGGAACTGGGTCTCGGCCTCGCCGGTCGTCTGGCACAGCATTTCGCCGTGCATGTCTTCGATGGCGTGGCCGTGCCACGTGCGGCGGGTGAAGGGTGCTTTCATGGACGTCCTTTGTCATCGACCCAGCCCATCGAGCGCGGGTCTTCGTCTTGTTCCAGCCAGGGCTCGAACTGTTCGAGGGCGGCTTTGGCGTCGAGCCAAGTCTGGTATTCGGTGTGGTCGGGGCAGTCGCTCACGTCGAAGCACTGGACCATGTCCCTGAGTGCCTGCACCAGCGCCAGGAGGTCGCGGTTGTAGGCCTCGGCGGGGTTGTCGGCCGCGGACGCATAGGCCTCGTCGAGGGCTTTGGCTTCGGCCAGGAGCTTGGAGTCGGGGAACGCCGCGTCGTACTGCTTGTTGAAAGCGGCGAGAGCGGTGTAGTTCTCCATGACGAACACCATCTGCTCGCGCATGAGTCCAGCGGCCGATGCAGCGCGAGGGTCGAGCATGTTGAAGCGGTTGGACATCTGCACCTTGACATAGGCGAGAAACCAGTTCACTTCTTGCGGACTGAAAAAGGTTCTGCTCATCTCACGCTCCCGCCGGCCGCAGGCCCAGGTACACCGGGTGGCGCGGCTTGTCCTTGACGCCCACGGGAAAGGACTTGTACTTGACGGTCTTGGAGTCGCCGAAGCGCTCGTTCCACCAGTACACCCGGTCGGCCATCGTGAAGCCCGTGCCGATGTTGAACTCGACGCCGGTCTTCACGTCGCGCACGACGAGCGCGCCCATCGTGCCCTTGCCAACCAGACCGGCCTGGGCCGTGCTGCGCTTCGTACGGCCCAGCTCGTTCGTCTGCGCCTCGTTGCCGTTGAACATCTCTTCCTCGACGCCGATGACCACGGCCTCGCTGTCCTCGAAGCGCTTGACCTTCAGCAGCTCGCCGCCTTTCGTGGTGGCGCGGCCGAACTTGTAGGTGGCGTTCGGGTCGGCCAGCATGATGCCCTCGTGGCCGGCGGCGACCATCTCGGCCTCGTAGGCGTCGAGCTGTTCGCGGTTTTTGATCAGGAGATGCCCGGTGTAGGCGATGGGCAAGCTGTGAGCCATCGCTAGTCCCATTGCCGTCAGCATCACGACATTGCGCCGGGTTTCGAACGGGCGCGGGTCATCCCACTTGTCGAACACGTAGTACGTGAAGGCGAACACCTTGTTGTCGGCCATCACCATGCTGACCGTGTTGCGGTAGCAGCTCGGCGACGTCAGGGCGCCGACGATCAGCTCGCCGTCGAGGCCTTCGAGGGTGGGGTTGCTCAGCACGTTGAACACGTGCCGGGACGGGATTTCTTTCAGCGTGCGGCTGAGTGCCTTGCCGCCGACAATGGAGCACCGGATGCCGTCGAGCTTGGGGCTGGCGAAGATCGGGTAGCGGATGGCGTCGAGGTCGGCCGGGGACGCGAGCTGGGGCTTGAAGGGCTTGCTCATGTCAGTACCGGCTGAACTCGACGTTGAACGAGCCGGCGCGGATCACGTCGGCGACGCGGTCGGTGATGTCGTCGAGGCCGACGCTCTTGATCTTGTCGATCAGTTCGTCATCGAGGTTGTCGATGACGTCGGACGAGCGGTCTTCGATGACGCCCAGAACGGCCGTGTCGAATTCCTCGGAGGCCAGCACGGCGCTGACTGCTTTCTCGATGAACTCGTCGGCCGGAGCGCGCTTGTCGATTTCTTCGGCCAGGAAGTCCACGACGGCGCCGGGCTGATTGCGGATCGCCGTCATCACGGCGGCGTCGAACTTCGCGGTGTTGTCTTTCGGGTAACGCAGCTCGTTTTCGAGCGCGTCGATGCGCTCGACCAGCGGCGTAGCCAGTTGTGAGAAGACGGAGGCCAGTGCGTTCTCGATGAGTGACGCGATGGCGAGTGCGGCGGGGGATGGTGTGGCCATGTCAGTCCTTGACGTGTGGGTAGAGAGCTTTGTCTTCGTCGCTGGCCGGACCGATGTCGATCCAGCCGATCGCGACCCAGTCCTTGCGGATGCCGTTGTCGATGACGACGGGGTAGACGTCTTCGTTGCCCGAGACCATCTTCCAGGGGTTGAGGTGGTCGCGGGGTACGGTCTTGGGTTCGTTCATGCGTAGGCCTTTTCAGTGATGCGGTTGGTGACGCGCACGACGGTTTGAGCGTCGCGGTAGGCCGCGTCGCCGTGCTCGATGCGGGCACGAAGTTCAGAAGAGCTTCGGTACTGAGACCCTGGCAGTGAGCTGACCGAGGTCTTGCTCTGCTGGATCGTGGTGCTGGGGCTGTAGCTGTCGCTGTTGACGAGCCAGCCTTCTTCGGGGCAGAACACGGCGAGCGGGAAGTGGTAGCCGTAGCTGTAGGCCGCGTAGAGGCCGTTGCTGATTTCGGCGAAGACGTTGCCCGTCCTGAAGGTCTTCCGCTGCCGGATGAGGTGGCCGGCTTCACGTTGAGAAATCGCCATTTACTTCAGT